TGATATGCCTAGCCTTACAACCATGAATTTTCCTGCATTAACCACAGTTGGAAATGACATGTATATCAATGATGGCTGTCCTGCCTTGGAACTGGCCCTTTTTCCTGCTTTACAAACTGTCACTGGTGGCATATATGATTACGACGAAGGACTTGGCAATGCCAACAATTTCCATACATTAAACCTGGGAACAAATTTATTACAGGTGGGAGGAGATGTGTCATTTACCTTAAGTGCACTGAATCAAACATCAGTGGATAACTTGCTGATAGCACTGGCCAATCTAGATGGAACAGGAGGAACGACACTCTATGAAAATCACACAGTTACCATTACAGGTCCCGCTGCCGCACCCAGTGCAACAGGACTAGCAGCCAAGACAACACTGCAAAACAGAGGCTGCACAGTAACAACAAATTGAGGAACACAAAATGAGTTATGAATTAGATGCAAAATATATTGCTGCAACAGTTGCCAGTTTAGCACAGGAAAAGCCCGCAGGAACTTTGTTAGTAGATGAACAAGACCTTTCGCTTTGGTTGGTTAGTGCTAACCCTGGTACTGTTATACCCCTGGGTAGTAATACCTCATCTCCGCCAGCACCTCAGGTTATTATCTCAGGTACCAGCCCTAGTTCATTTCATTTTCAGTTTCAATTAATTACATTAAACAATCAAAGTGCACAGTGGGCACTTGACTATTTTCCCAGCAACATACCTGACTCTGTTACAGCAATTGGTTTTCCAGATCTAACTTTGATTGTTACCAGTGTCAATACATCTGGTATAGCGATAGAAACTTTAAATTTTCCAGAGGTATTATTGATTTCTGGTAATTTCACGCCAAATAACAGTCCTGCTCTGGTATCCATGGACTTATCAAGATTGATATCAGTTAGTGGAAGTTTATATCCAAACCATAACTCCTTACTAACAGCAATTTCATTACCTGCATTGACCTCAGTAGGTGGTGATTTTGATCCCAACGGCAATAATTCACTCACGACAATTTCTGCACCTGCACTGACAACTGTTGGTGGTGACTTCGGACCAAATAACAACAATTCACTTACAACAATTTCAACGCCTGTATTGAGATCTATTGGTGGAAGTTATATTGGTTATGGTATTGGTGGCAATCCTGAACTTACAGAAATTGATTTACCTGAATTGATTACAATAGGTGGTGAATTTAAGCCAGCCAACAATACCTCACTTACAACCATAAATGTTCCTAAATTAACCACAATTGGCGGGACTGTAATTATTTTTCAAAACAATTCACTTACAGAAATTTCAATGCCTGAATTGACTACAATTGGTGGCACGTTTATCCCCTTTGCCAACAATGCACTGACAACAATTAATCTGCCTGCATTGACCACTGTTGGTGGCGATTTTGGACCCAATGATAATGCACAGGTCACAGTAAATATTCCTGCAATAGAATCCATTGGTGGTGTAATTTCAGATTATGGAATTAGTCAACCCTGGGCCACATTCAACATTGGCAATTCACTGAAACATCTTGGTGGAGATGTGGCATTGACTGGCGTGGCATTTGATCAGACATCAGTGGATAATTTACTGGTTGCACTGGCAGCACTAGATGGCACAAACGGCACAACACTGTATGAAAATCACACAGTGACAATCACAGGTACAAGTTATGCACCCAGTGCCACAGGACTAGCAGCCAAGACAACACTGCAAAACAGAGGCTGCACAGTAACAACCAATTAACAACAGGAGTAAAAATATGTCAACTACAACAACTCAATCACTGGCAGATTTTGCCAAGAACACAGAAATACCATTTAATTATTTGCTGTCACTGGCAACACAACCCAGAACTGTAAATAACAGATCAGCATTTCCAGCACAACTGGTTGCAGGTTCTGGCTGGCAGGTAGATACTGCAGCAGCCACACAATGGCTAGCCAACAACCCAGTTACAAAATCTGGCACAGATATTATCAATGCCCTGACACTGGCAGAATATACTGCAATCAAAACCACAGCACAAACTGCTCTGGCAGCAGGAGATGCCAGTTTGGAATTTCGATTGGACAAGATAACAGCAGGTTCAGTGACCGTTACAGACAGCGACTACAAAACTTTTGTGGAAACACTGGTAGCCAAGTCAGCAATCACACAAGATCGAGCCACAGTGGTGTTTTATCCTGCCACCTTTAGTGGTTCTGCTCGCCCACCAAGACCCAGAAATCCTGCCTTGTAATTAATATCAATATCGTTGGCTGTGAGAAACTTTCTCACAGTCCAACACTTTTTATGCCCATGTCAACTGAAACAACACAGCATCTTCTGCATGTAAAAAAACAAATTCTCCTGCTCCATGATACAGCCAACTATCTCCCCATTCTCCAATATTTTCTCTGCACCATTGTTGCACAGAACAATCCCAGGGAATATAATTCAAACACACACTGTGAATCATGAAAAGTTAATTTCTAAAAAGCAGTGAAGTTTTATCTGATTAAACACTGTGGTTTGTAATCTGTGATTCACGCTCAGTTGCCAGTTGGCTAGTCATAACAGAGAGATATCTTTCCTCTTCAAATGGATGCCAGCGTTCCATGACTGTTGCCTGGGGTCCCCAGGTTTCTATCAATTCCTGTACAAATACCACAATCTCTTGCAGAGTCATGCCGGTAACATGAAAATCTGCTGCCTCAACAGGCATGGTTGTTCGCAATTGTCCAGTCATATTCTTTGTCCCTTAAAACACGATTATAACCTTATTTTTTTACTCAGTCAAAATTATGTTTTTCAGTTCAATGAATCCCGATAAGCCTCAACCAAATCTTTGGCTTGTTTTAGTGTTAAATCACAATCGCGTCGTAGTTCGCGAATAGCCATAATAATCTGATTGTTTTTGATATATGAGTCAACTGTGTCACTGATATCAACGCCTTGAAATTCACGATTGCCCAGTAATTTTGTAAAAGTATCGCGTGATATCTGGTCCCAGGTGAGAATTTCCAATGAATCTCTGCTGAGTTTGTAAATTTCGTGTGAGACAGCAATGCCCTGTGATGCAAGGCTGTCTGCAAGATCGCGAATTTTGATCAGATTTTTCTGTAGGTCTGTGGCATCATGTTGAGAAAGATCGCTGATTACTGTCATTGTAAATCTCCTTGTGATGTTTTTTATCATCTCTTGATGTCATTGTCAACAAAAATATAGATTGTAAATACTGTCATGATACCAACATTTCTCAGATATCTAGTTAATACATAGGATTTCTGGAAAAAATTATATTTCTCAGTTTATAAAAAGGTGTTTCTTTTTAGAAACACAAAATTCATGGGTCTTATGGATATTTTCCTGCCCCTGTGATAGTCAGTCTGCAGCAATTTATGCTGCTTTAGTGTAACCCTCACTGCTGCATATGCTATCATGCAGCCGATATCCTGGCATATGGTCCCAGAAAGCCCCCAACGATAAAAAATCGTTGTGCCTCTATATGCTGTAACATATGGGCATGGTGGTGGGTCTTGCAGGTAACGCTCCTGCCACCTCTTGCATGTCAAGCAAGTGCTCTACTTCTAAGCCAAAGACCCAGTATACAATTTATTTTTAATTTAAATCTTGGCAGAACACCAGTGTGAATCGAACACACGCTTCTCCTTGGACGGGAGCACTCTTCCACTGAGTTATGGCTTCTGCTCTAAGAATTGTGTGATCATTTCTGTTTATCACACAAATACTGTGCTGTATTTAGACGATTTTTTTGTAGGGTATACGATTTACCAAACTTTCATAAGATTCATTCAAGAGAGAAATTTTAAAAAGAATTCGTTCTACAGCACCGTTCACTACACTGTGTGCTCGGCTAGTATCAAGAACTGCCTGTGTATAGTGATAGTTTTCGCCATCATAAGTGACAGGTGCTGCAGTATCACTGAGAATAAAATTTATTGCACATAAAGTGCCATTGTCAATATGTCTAGGAACAATATAATTTGCTGCAGCAAAATAAAACCGTGGTTTTCCCTGCACCTGCAAATCTTTTTGTATTTGCTTTATATAGTGATCAGTGTATGGTGCAATTAACCAGTTAGTCATGGGCTTGTCAGTGCGAAAATCTGAGTATGCAGTTGCAGAGATTCTGGCCAAGGAGGCACTTGCCAATAATCTATCACGATCCAGTGGATAATCTAGCAGAGTTACTGGAGACATGATGATATTTATAATATAAATCAGTGGGTTTCAGAAAATTTCGCTGGATTTTTAGACTTTTATGTGAGGGATATCCACCCGGAAAATCAAGATTTTTCCTGGGGTTTACGATATCGCTTGTATGTAGCCAATTCTTTGATAACAGGTCCTGGTTGAATAATATGATTGGCATAGTTGCCACGAGTTCTATAGCGTATTTCCATGAGGATGCTATTTTTGCCTTGCAAATTACTGTCATAAAAAGTGATATTGGGAAAGCTATATCCTGGAAATTTATCACTGGAGCCCAGATTCATTCTCACTGCAATGTTGATTTTGTCATCTTGTATGACTTTTTCTAGGTTGCGATAACTTAATATTTTATAAGTGCCTTCGCGGGATAGTTCTATCACTTGAATTTCAGGATCGTGTTGTGTAGCATGATAGTCCAGAAATTTACCCAGTTTTTGTACCAGTGATATATCATCTTCAGGGGTTGTGGTCAATTCTTTCAGTTGAACATAAGCAGTTTGATAAGCCAGTGTAACAGCATCAGCAAATTGATTTTCCACACCACTTTCCTCTGAGAGTGCGATGATATCTGCTTTCTTGCTGGATAAGTTCACACCCAGTGGTTCAAACAGATCTTGTAGATTATCATAAACCTGCTGAGCATTCTTTCCTCTGGCTTTTTGACCAATCAAACTGCTGCTTAGTTTTACACTTAACTTTACCTGTTCTAATTTTCTGGTGGCTTCGCCTTTGTCATTTAGCACATTGATAGCCACATCTACCTTGCCGCCTTCCCGACCACTTAGCAGAACATGAATGCTGTCTGGACGATTGTTATGATAAAGAACATCAGCATAACGCTGTGCCAGTTTATCATTTACATATGACACCACAGCCAGAACTTCGCCAGCAAGTTGTGATCTGACAGTGTGATCAGTGAGAGTCTGTTGCACATCTACAGGTAGAAAAACATCCAAATTTATATGGTCGCTGACTCGATTGTTGATATCATGCACAGAATCTTGGATGGTATCATCACCAGTTGGTTTGATGTTATCAACGATTCGCCATATATCTGATGGCGAAATTGGTTGTACAAAGTCTCCTGAACGATTGATTAGTTTTGCATACATGGCAATGCCCAAAAGAGCTTCGGCAATCAAACCACGGCTTCTCACCTCAAAGGTTTGGCCTTTCATCTGCGGACTTTTGTAAATTTGACTTATAGTTGCAGTGCTGCCTGTGGTAAATTTAACAGGTGTTGCAGCGATAGTTTTTGCCAGCACTGTGTCATTTGGGCTGGCTTCAATTTTCTGCTTTAACTTTGCCAGTTTATTTTTGCTGGATGCATCTAATTCTAAACCCTGTTCTTGTTCTCCATTTGCTCCCAAGGCTATATCAGCAGAATGCATCAGATATCGCAAATAACCTGGCCAACTACTTAGACTTACTTTACTCAGTGTTGTTTCTGTGATAATTTCTCTGGCTCTCATAAAAGATATTTATATTCATGCGACAATAGTTATCTATAACATATATGTAAATATATGACATTATATTTTTTTTACCAACGGTATTCTAGAACTGGTATTATTGGTGCCCGCTGCCGGATTTGAACCGGCATGACCGAAGTCGGAAGATTTTGTGGCTACGGCTTAGGGCATGAACCATAATGGTAACAGGTTGTATATGTTATATTAGACTTTGTTTAGTTTTCTAAAAATATCATACCATCTTCTAAAGTATATACGAATCTTTCTGTTATTTTTTGTCCAGCATTGTAATTTATTGGAATATCATGTATGGCTGTTTGTTGACCGTTTTTTGCTCTTGCACCACTGTATCGTGTTGACGATGATATTTTAACATTTTCAAAACCTCTGTTTTTTGCATCGGTAAGAATATTTTTGAATAACCAGCTTATTGCGGTATAACCCATATCTGCGGCTCCAGATTGTGGACCACTGCTGGTAAACATACTTTTGTCATCTCTAAATGATATTATATTAGAAATAACAAGATTTTTATCTCCTAAAGTGTAATCTATTTTTATTACAGGTTCATTATTTTTGGTTTCTGATACAATTGCTTCTATATAAACTTTGCCTTCGTTATGATCTTCATAAATTACACGATATGCAATTTTTAATTCTGCAGAGGGGTTTGAAAAACTCTCTAACAGAAATAACGAAGATTTGGAAAAAATCATTTCAATTCTATTATGAGTTGAAGAAACTCCGTTTGAAATAATGTCTATAAATTTTCTCATGCATGATTCTCTTGTGATAATTAGATATTTATTGTGAAAATGACTATCTAAGCATGAATCATATTGGTAGCAGGCGGACTTCGCCAGTTTCCACAGCAAGCTCATGACACCTGCCGCCGCTTGGTACCTGCCCGAGGGTGCTTGGTACCCTAGGTGTACCTCACCTCGTTTCTCTGGCGCACACGACGGGTTTCGATCCCGCTGCCTCCGAATTGACAATCCGGTGCTCCCCCAATTGAGCTACATGTGCTAAACTTTTGATCATGTTGTGGCCGGTGCGGTATCTGCCCGAACGGGTTGCCCATGCTCCGTTTGAGGTCTGATCAAAACCTCCCAAACTGTTCGTCAACTGTTTGGCTTTCCTTACCACATCTCAGTTATAGTGCAATTATTTTTATCAGTCAAGACCAAGTCAGACCAAACAATGCAGCATCTTGTTCATGAACAAATCCAAATTTTTGAATATCATGATATTTGATACCACATGTCCAGAGCCAACCGGCTTTATCAGCATCACCAGTGTCAGGAAGATTTTTTTTAACCAGTCACGTGCCTGATCTGCCAAATCAGAATCGATTTCAACCTGATAGGGAAATCCAATAAACCAAGATGCCTCTTCCTCATTGATTTTTTCACCGTCAGTTAATTCCATTACTGATCCAATTCAAAAAGATTACTAATATTTAGTATTGGTGCCTGACAATCCCACTGCAATGCAATGGTCCTGTCAGGACTTTAAGTTTCATGGTATCCCCAGCGAGGATCGAACTCGCATCTCCGGAGTGAAAATCCAGTATTCGCAACCACTTAAACTATGGGGACATAAAATCTTTTATCTGGTGAGAAAGGCAGGATTTGCACCTGCAATTTGTGATGCTGCTTTCAGCGACGTTCTGTTCTAAAGCCTTTCGCGCGATACGGTAGACAATATCTTACCTCACTCACATCATCTCCGGCTTTGCACCTGTGCGTTTACTAGTTTCGCCACCTTCTCAAAATTTTGGCGGGATGCAGCGGGATCGAACCGCCCTCGACACCCAGATGCTGATATCAGACGCCCACGGCGTTTTTCCTGATCTCGACACATCCTTATATTGGTGCTCAGCCCCATTGGCTGTTGCTATCCCCAAATTTAAAAACTCTATACACTGGCCCCCTAACCCGCCGTGTATCTGATGCAGCCTGCCACATTCGATTTATTCTAGCGTGATACAGCATCTTACCAAGTCACAGTAAAAACCAGCACGCATGCTGGGATATACTGCGACTATGATTTTTGGCTCCTGGGGAGGGCAACGATCCCCCAACCACCTGATTAAAATTTGGTCTAGCCGTATTGCACGGCAATAACAAGTATTTCCTACCTGTTCGCATTCTACGCTTGACCCCAGTCAGGTGCTCTACCAATTGAGCTACCCAGGAATAAAATTTCTAATTACATATTAAACTATCAAAGAACCACTTGCTTTATATATGTATAATACCGTATATTCAGAGAAAGTCAAGGGGTTTTTTATAAAAGCAGATGATGGGACTCGAACCCACGAAAACCTCCTTGGCAAGGAGGAGCAATAGCCGCTATGCAACATCTGCATCGATTTTATTTATTGGTGGACCACCTGGGGCATGATCCCAGATACTGCAAGGCTCCACTGTGGGTCTTACCAGCAGCATGACCGATGTGGCCCTGAATTTATCTTCAAGGACTGTCTCGGATTTGAACCGAGGACCCGAGAGTTAAAAGCTCCCTGCTCTGGCCACTGAGCTAACAGTCCATTTTTTGGAGTTCCGTGGGTCGCTTGCATACTCGTTAATCCGATTTTCCGGGTTGCAGCCGGGGCCATTACTATCTCTGGTCACTGGATCAAATTAACTAAATAAACGAGATACAAGATGTTGACGCATCTTGTATCTCTAAACACAGTCTTATTATACTATAAGGAAAAGACAATGTCTAATGATATTTATAAAAAATCATCTACTCTAAAAGAAAAACCATGTGCTGCATGTGGCAAGCCAACAATTAATCCAAAATTTTGTAACTTTAGGTGTTCTGGTTTAGGACGAGGAAAAGCCCTTTCCGAAAAACTCTTAAAGGAAAAACAAAAAATAATCTCCAAATACTTAGAAAATCCAAATTTGTGTTTGAACTGCAAATCGGCACTTTCATATGAACAACATGAAAACAAAAACAAATTTTGTACGCAGTCATGTGCAGCAAAGTTTAATAACAAACAACGTGGTCCTCAATCAGAAATTTCAAAAAAGAAACGATCTGAAACTTTGAAAGGGCGTGCTACTAGGCCAACTCACGAGAGTAAAAATCCAAAATATATTGCCAAAAAACTTTTCAAATCACAAATAGTTGGCCCATACACTCGAGTATATCTATGCAAGTGCAAAATAACCGGAAAAATATGGTATTCAAAAACTATTAAAACTATACATCCAGATACTATAGATAACAAAAGTTTATATAGATACCAAACAAGGTTCACTTTCTGTATAACAGATTATGCAGACTGGTTTATGGATGCATCTGCACTTATCAAACAATATGGTTGGTATTCAGCAGCTAACAGAAAAAAAATTTAGAAGGTTGTTCTCGCGATCACTTATATTCTGTTTCTGATGGATTTAAAAATGGTGTTGATCCAAAAATACTTGCACATCCAGCAAATTGCCGAATCATTCCGCATCGAACAAATCAAAACAAACATTCAAAATCTTCTATAACATTAGAAGAGTTAATGAAACGGATTACTATGTTTGAGCAGATATACCATTGAACTATCTCTGGCAACGGAACATATCACAGTTATTTTGGTTTCAATCGCAGTAATCGTTGTTATTTTTTGGTTGCGAGAGGCACGAGTTGAACGTGCGTCAATGGCGTATGAGACCATGCTGGGGCCACCTCCAGTCTACTCCGCATTAAATTATGGTGCTCCTAGCAGGTATCGCCCCTGCGTCCAGGCTTTACCAAAGCCTTGTTCTGCTTTTATACTATAGGAGCAATGGCGATTTGATCACCATAATCAAAAAATTGGAGCACCTGACAGGAGTTGAACCTGTATGATTCCAATTACCTTTCGCTCCGTTCGTAGCGGAGAGGGATACAGGTGCATTTGTTAATCTATCGCTCTATCCAGTTAGGCCACAAGAGCAATTATTTGATGTCGTTGCCGTCTATCTACATAAACAACAACTGGTTCATATCATTGATTTAAACACGCTTTTCAAAAGTTATATCTAAAATTCTAACTTGGCAGTTTAAAATCCAAAGAATTATCTCTGCCACCTGTTGGGCTGTGCATTTATTGCCATCGAACTGCTTGACAGCAGGTGTGTCTACCCAGCTAGGTTTGATAACAGTGACTTGTGGATATTGGCAAGCCAATCTCAATTGTTTTGCAGTATCGTCAATTGATTTTTTATGAATAGCATATGGCATATACTGGTTTTTTACATGGTCTGCTCCTAAACTACCAATGGTTATTATAGTTTTTCCAGGATCAGAACGCCAGATTTTCCAAACATCATTTAATATTGCTGTTTGCATAAACCCGTTGGTGCCATGTGCGGATTGATAAGGATATGCATTGTTTATCAAACAGTCAAATTGTTCATTTTTAAGAATTTGATACATACTGGTTCGTTCTGCTTGATTAGTTAGATCAAACCCATTAGATCTACTGAACCCTTGTACGATATGATTGTGTTCTTGCAGTAGATTATATGTTGCAATACCGATACCACTAGTATGACCTGTTATAGCAATTTTCATGCAGTTATTTATACCAAAATAATCGTTGGTACCTCGTGACAGAATCGAACTGCCGTCTGCACCGTGTAAAGATGCGGCCCTGCCATTGGACGAACGAGGCATAATTGATTAGTTGGGAAGAAAATTTTGCAAGAAAAACTTCAAGAATGACACTGGAAGAATTACTACAACGCATTGAAAATTACCCAAAATAGTGGTGGATCTACGGGAGCTTGAATCCCGCCTTCGGGAATGCAAATCCCGCGTGCCCCCAACAACACTTTAGACCCATATATTATTTTATCTGGTCAGGGCGGGGAGTTTTGCAATCCCGGCCTCTAGTTTCCAAAACTAGCACTCTCCTTCTGAGCTACGCCCTGTTATCTTATGTTGGTGAGGGGGGTGTGATTCGAACACACTCAGCAATAAGCGGCAGATTTACAGTCTGCTCCAGCTCTCCAACTCTGGCGCCCCCTCAAATTCTTAAAAACCCTTAGCACAATCATTTCAAAAAATACATTCTGCAAAAGGTTTCACTTTCTGGGACGATGACTTTCCCTCATCATCGTCCCACAAAACAATCACGAACAGAGTCGCCTATATGGCAACTCCTACTGGGTGATCTCTATCTAACCCAGCCTCGCATTGGTATCCAGTAGACATATCTACCTTGTTGCCCTCCGCGAGTCCCTATCCTTTGTGTTTCATACGCTAAACACTGGCCATAGGTGACCAAAATCGTCGTCAGTTCTCAAACCCTGTGTAACAAAAAACCCCAGAATTTTTGTTTCTGGGGTTTGCTTACCTTGATGATCTATACGAATCCTCTAGGCAGCAAACCTCAGCACGGGCTTATAGGCCTCGCGGTTAATTACATTACATAAAATTGTTGTTTTTTGCATCATTGTTTTTGAACTCTTAATCCTCTTTATGAGTGTATTTATATATCATATTTACTTATCTGTCAACTGAAAAAATGCACGGTTATGATATTTTTTTTAAATTTTTTCGTCGTCGGATGAAAGGTGAAATTTTCCTGTTTGATAATATTGTTCTAGAGTCACATGATTAGTCAACCATAATTGGTCAGGGAGACAATTTTCGGTTTTAAATGATTTTGTAGTATCTAACAGAGTAAATTTTTATTCATCATATTTACCCGATGTTAGATACCGTTTTATTGCTACTATTTCTTCAACCGTAATAGTTGGCTTTTTTGAGCTGCCCCCCTATCATCCATACCTTAGCTGGAATTTTAAAGATATAGTTGGCAAAGCCCAGTCGTGTCTTGCCACCAATCAACCAAAGCCTGTTGCCTGTGTTGAGAATAATAGGCATCTCCACAGATCCTTTGTCAAAGGCTTGTTCTGCTCTAGCTGCCTTATCAGGACCAGCCGAGTCTTGCTGTGGCTTGAGCTCAGCAATTAATGACCGCTTGTTTCTTGGATAGTTTTCTATGTCAAGCCTATGATTAGGCGGTATGGTCACCGCCTGACCCCGCTGTGCTGCCCGTAGCCAGGTAGCCTTATCCGGATAGTGCTGCTTGAGGTACTGTCTCACATCAGATGGCACGTCTGGCACGTCTGATTGAAACTCTATCTCTGACCATTCAAAATTAAGATTGGGTTTAGTCCAAGATATATTTCTGCGATCTGTTGGGTCTGCTGCTTGAAAACCAGCTGCGTTTTCCATAAGTGTCATTAATTCTCGCATGTTTTCGACACTTGATTTTTTGGTCATTGCTAACTCCGCTTAGGCATATATGCTAGAGATATTTAGCAGGCCGATAATATACAATTATTGTTTTTTTACGCATGGCCCCCTGCCCGCCTGCGCAATGAAACCACTCCGTACATCCTAAAGATGTATTTTGGTTTCTTACCTCAAAAATGGTGCACCGGGGGAATCCTGACATCCCAACCTTCCCGTTATGAGCGGGACGCTCCTCCTTTGAGCTACCAGTGCAATTAACCTGTTAAGTATTTAATACTACTAGATAAATGCATTTTTGTCTAGCGTGTATTTGTATTACACGCTAGATTTTTTAACGAGCAGCCGGTCCTTGCAGGTTAAGCAGCGGAAGAGGATCACCAGCATACATATTTGTAGGCAGTTGTCCATTCCAGCGCCTCCACCAGCCATAGATCCTGCCATTGCCAGCATAGCATACTCTTCCTTGTCATGATCACTGAGATCACCTTCTACCACATCTTTCATTCTTTTGAGAATGTCCATGCACCAGGACAAGTGAACTTGGTGCATGTTTATTTCAGTTTTGTTGGTTTTTACCGCTGATACGCTCTAGAATTGTTTGTGGCGAACTTTCGCCGTAGGGATCAGTTTCAGCGTTGTCTTGAAAACCAGGTTCTGGCCAAAACTCTTCAATAACACCATCATTGACCAGCATGGCATATCGCCAGCTACGCATGCCAAACCCCAGATTGTCTTTGTCCACCAGCATGCCCATCATGCGTGTAAACTTGCCACTGCCATCTGGAATCAATTTGACACGATTCACACACTGCTGACGGCCCCAGGCATTCATGACAAAAGAATCATTTACTGAAATGCAGTAAATTTCATCAATGCCCTGTGCTGTGAAATCTTCATAGAGTTTTTCAAAATCTGGCAATTGGTATGTGCTGCAAGTTGGTGTGAACGCACCAGGCAAACTGAAAACTATCACTCGCTTGCCAGTAAAATAATCTGCACTGGTCATGTCTTGCCAGCGATAGGGATTGGGACCAGAAATGCTTTCATCTCGCACTCGGGTTTTGAACGTTACATTTGGTACTTGTTTTGTCATTCTGTTAAATCCTTTTTGATTTTTTCTACAACTTCTTGTGGCATATCACCAACATCCACATAAAAAACCTTGCGTTCAGAATGTAGATGATAAATCACAGCAGCATCTTCTAGTAATGCAATTTGTTTTTCAAGTTTTGTTGCTCTTGCACTATCGCCGCTGGATTTGGCTGTTTCCAGATTAGCTTTCAACATGGCAACGTCAACATCGATCTGATCTTGATTTTGAATTTCTGTTATCATTGGTTTTTCTGTCACGATATTTTTCATTTTACAATCCTTCTTGGCCAACTATTTCTATTTTTATTTTATAAATTTTTTCTGGATTGTCAATTCTTCTTTTTTGGTTTGACAATCCAAATTAAGACAGGTATGCTAAAAATACTTGCCAAGATAATAACAACTATCGATATAATTAACCATTCTTTCATAGGTTTACACCCATCGACTGCACACCTTGTAGGCTCAATTTTTTAGAATAGCCGCAAAACTTGCAGACTCTGGGTAACATCGCCATGTTTCATGGTGGTTAAAAACTCTCCAAGCCTCTTTTTCTGTGTTACCAGTTGCCAGCACAGTTTTTACGGTTTTGCCACTTTTTGTGACTCTGTGAATTTCCCAAATAGGCATCAGGGATAGACTCCCTGTGAATTGAATGCCTGTGCCAGTGCAGACAAAATTATTCTTCCAAGATTGGTGGCAACTTGATCATAGGTTTCGGAACCTGGTGATTTTGCAATATCAATCAATTCAATTGCTGGCAGATGGCATACCAGTTCTGTTTGAATTACTGGATCGAAACTCACTATATCAATATGTGTTTTTAGAGCATTAACCACAAATGATTCTGTCATGTTATATTCTCCTTTTTAATTTGGTGATACCTAACTGGCCGTTAGAAGTTAACATGAACAGCAGTTGGTGAACCAGGAGCCAACCAGATTAATGCTAAAATTGCCAAAACAATAAAGAATCGTGTCCAGCTGGTAAATCCCCATGCTATAAATGCAATAAGCAGAAATGCTGTCCCTGCGATCAATCCACTGTCTTTATTGCTGTCATTACTCATGATGTTTGCTCCTTAATCTTGATGATAGTATACGAGTTGGACTGTCTTGTCAAGCGTTTTTTTTTAAAAATCAGCTTCGCCTCGTAAGTTCATCATGACTCGTTTGGCGTAATCGGCGTAAATCCATCGTCCTTGAAAAAACCCTTTATATGGATGGTTGTATCCTAAAACTTTGCCATTTTTATCGATTTTATATCGCTGTCTTTTAACTACAATATGTTGTGTTTTGGTTTCTACAAAGGGATCCCAGTCAGAAATAATGAAACAAATATGAATCTTATCATCATGGCAGAATTTTACCCAAACAACATCACGATTAAATATCCAGCCAATTAACTGCTGCAGATAATTTTTAATAAAGAATATCAACGGTATTTTCCTATCGGTATCACTCATCACAGTGGTTTCAGATAACTTAAAATGATTTTTAACATTCTTTCCAGGTTTTTATATTGGCGATTCGAATACTTCGCCAGGCACCTTTTTCTGTGTCCCAGACTTTTATCACAGCAGAACTGGCTGTGTTGTTTGGTATTTTCGTTTTTTGCATAAATTCATAATTGATATAATCTGGTCTAGTAGTAGACAACATGGTTCTATCACTGCCATCAACTTTGGTGAAACAAATTTCAACAACTCCCTGTTGCAGAGAATTTATCAGATTTTCAAGAGAAATAGACATTATGTAACCTTGTGTATTTTATTATAAGAATAAGTGAAAAACTTTAAACAGTCAATCATAGTTTAAATTAACTGTTATCATCAAATCCAGTTCATATTCTGGCACATATTTCCGGCAACTATTCCATGAGCAACTGCTACATTTAGGCTGCGAATTACACCCAGCATGGGAATAGAAACGACAAGGCTATTTGGCATTTGCAGACAAACATCAATAAAACTCTGTGGAACACCACCAGTTTCATTTCCCATAATAAGTGCTGGAATTCTTCCTCTGTTATTCATGGCCTGAATTCTTGTCTGCCAGCAAATCTGGTTAAGATTTAAGCCATTTTGCTCAACAATAACCGGTGTAAGATTATTTTCATCTAGAATTTTGACAAATGCATGTGGATCAGTTAGTTCGTAATCGGTTGCTGTCTTGATCACACGAATATAATTGGCAGCACCAACCAAACTGCGATTGTCAATTTTCTGCCGCCCATGGATAATCACACCAGTTGCACCCAAACAATGACTGGTTCTTATCATTACTCCAACATTTAAATCACCTGTACAATTAAGACAAACTGTGTACCAGGGTTTCCTATCCTGCTCAGAAATTTTTTGTAATTCTGGAACATCAAGATGCTTTAAATGATCATGAACATTTCGGCTAGAGTTATTCTGTGCCAATTGTTCATCACGAACAGTCTTTAGGCAGATAGCAGCACTCATGTTAATTCCTTCGGTTTGTTGATAATCTATCAAAGATAAAAGATATTGTCAAGCCTGTTAAAAAACAAACATATCCATGGGAGAGGATTTTTCCGTTTCACCGTGACGAAATACCATTATTTTTTCATCAGTGTTTATGTTCGGTTTGGCACTGGGTCTTGTGATATTATCAAGTGTCAGGGTTTCAATATAGGTTAAACCACTCTGTTGACACAGGGAAAAAGTATCATCATAGAGTTTATAATCACCATAATTTTTAATATTGATGATTATATGTCCTCCTGATATTAGGTAATTTTTTGTATTTTCTATTGTAGGTTGCATATATTGTGCCAACCATTTTTGATAATCACGACCTTGAATTGATTGTTTGCCAATTCGATAATCTTCTAAATCAAAATATGGTGGCGAACTAAAAGCCACTCCCATAGAGTTACACCAGTCAGAATGAAAAACTTCACTGCCTGTTGCTCGGATATCAACTGAAGATTGTGTTGAATTTACCAAATCATAATCTTTGTGAATTGCAGACAATCGTTTTACCAATTCATAATTGGGGTCAGTGCCAAAATAGGCTATCTTGTTCTTGAGTGCAGAAAGTAACCTCACACCCCAACCACAACTAAAATCATAATAGCGATTGTTTAAATTATATTTTCCAAGAATCGCATCAACAGTGTGCATGGGAAAGTTGCTGGGTTTCATGGCAACTCCTCCACCTGAAATTCTCAAGGCAGTCTCAATATTTTCTATTTCACTTTTTGAACTTGGATAAACTTTTTCACTGGATAAAATTCGCGAATAGAAATAACGAATTAAATCATTGCATTCAAAAACTTCTGAAATAGTCCATCGTGGGCTATACAGTTTAGTCATACTCATCAGGTCTTTTACATAAAAATCAGTAATGGCGGAAACTTGTGTGCCACCACGCCTGATACTAGCCAGATTTTTATGAACCGCTTCTATACTGGGTTTTCTATAATATGCTTGACGAATTTCTTCACATTTTTGATCGGAAATATCAGCAAAATGATTGGTCTCTAAAACCTTGTCTTTGTATTCTATTTTGTATAATTTACCAGGCATTGTTCAAGCCATATTTTCATCACAACTCAAGCCAGACCTATCAAGAGTCCAGATAACCTGAGGAATATCAAAAGTAGCAATTGCTCTGGCACATCCTGGACATGGCATTGCCAATCCCTGAATATTTTTCATGGTTAAATGTTCCTTCTTGACACGAGCAACATACAAGGTGCTCTTGCTTAGTTCACGCTGTGAAATATGACGAAGCGCATTCTTGATTGCATCAATCTCACTGTGAAGATGAATACTCCATGGGTTCTTGCTATATTTTGCCTGTAGAGGGTGAGTTTTTAAACTGTTAAATCCAAAACTCACCAAATCTCCACGATATACCACAGCACTAGCCAACCTACTGCGATGGCTGAGTTCAGTGGTAGGCATATCCTCCAACATCTTTTTTAAGATGTGGATCCAGTCTTTATGTGAACGCATTGATACTAGAACTTCTGCAGGATATTGCCGTCAGCAGGGTCTATAAGATATTCACCGCAGATTATTTTCCAAGGTATTGACCCATCTGCTGCTCGCCATTGACGATAATAAGCATCTTGAACCTTGCTGAATGAATCAAAAGTCATGCAGCGACTCTCAGTTTCAGTGTCAACCAAAATGTAAAACATTGTGTTTTATCCCTTTTCAGAATCTGAATATAATATAACTCATACAACTTTGTCAAGAGATTTTTATAACTCTTGTGCCGAGATGGTTCACTGACATACAGTACGATATACAGGACGATTCCATGCATCATAGTAGGCAATTTCTTGCCAGCATTGTGCTGGAGAATAAACCTGTGGCGGAGCAACATAAACTACCGGAGGTGGTGGAGTCAAAACTGAACCAATCACGCCACCAATAACAGCACCCGTTACAAACGGTGCAACCCAGTAGTTGCCACCACCACCACGATAATATCCATCAGCGTGTGCTGGTGTCATCCCAAGAATACAAACTGCACTTGAGAAAAATAAACTGACGGCAATTTTTTTCATGTTATCATTCCTTTGCTATTAATTTTGTGATATAACTTGTTCTATGTCAAAACTATTTACAGGTAATTTTTGTTCAAAATATGGCGTTTTTGCAGTAAAATTATTTTTTCTTAGACAGGTTAAAATAAATATAACTGGGAAAGTTATTATATAAAATCCAGATAAAACCTATGTAGGAATCGCAAAAGATGAAAAAAATTGAAGCCATTATCAAGTTAATTTGTCTGGATCAAGTTAAAGCAGCATTAAAAAACATTGGCGTACATGGAATGACTGCAACCGAAGTAAAAGGTTTTGGTAGACAAAATGGACACACTGAACTCTATCGAGGCAGTGAGTATCACATTGATTTTTTATCTAAAATAAAGTTAGAAATTGTTATACCTGATGATTTATTAGAAAACGCTGTAGAGGCAATACTATTAAATGCAAGAACTGGTAAAATCGGTGATGGTAAAATTTTCATTTATGATGTGCAGGAAGTGATACGCATCAGAACCGGTGAAACCGGCACTGATGCAATTTAACTAGGTTGTCTTTAATTGAACCTCTGCAGAGTGAAAAAGCACATCTGTTAAATTTGCAATTTTGTTCAGAGGTGGTAAATCAAATTCCTGTATTTTTGTTCTGTTTATTAAAGTGGTGGGGTCAGGTCTAAATTTTTCAGGAATATCAGCGAGTTCATCTGCAGTAAATTGTCGCTGTATAACAGATCTCCTTGCAAACACACCCCTTTTGAAATATTCTGGGTAATCGTTAAAATTTATTCCTTTTTGAAAAAGCATTTCCTGCTTTTCTGCTCCTGTTTTACCATGTAATTCTCGGTGACTGTAATAGTGGTGTGCTGCCATGCTAACAGAATTCTTGGTGGCATCCAGATTACGCCACAACAGCATGTTCGCTGCTTCCATTTCACTTGGTAGTTGGATGACCCGTGCATCAAAATGTGGAAGTTTTTCCATCAAGGTGGACCCTTGTACCGATCCAAATTCCCGTGATATTGCCTGGATGAATGCAGCCGTTGCCAGTCCAGCCAGCACGGAGGTCATCTTTATGATCTTGCCCAAATACAGGTAAATCACCGGTTATTGATAACTACGGAAATAGATTCCTTGCAGATAAAGACCATCCAAACATAAAGAATGGAACATGGGTGCATGTTTCAAAAAATCTAGTATCTGCATTTGATACAGAAACTAATTCAACCATTAGTGTCACACGAGAAGAATTCAATAACAATACCAATCTAGTAGGGGTTAATAAAAACAAAGTATCTGGTGCAGACAATCCAAATGCTAAACAAATAGCAATATATAATGCAGAAGGACAATTAATTCACACTTGCATTGGAAATTTTAAACAATATTGTATTGACAACAACTTACCATTTTCTAATCTACGAGATACAATGTATAATGATAAACCACTATCATATGATACAAAACGAGCTAGATCATACGCAACCAGGCGTAACATACTAATATATGCCGGTTGGTATGCTAAATTAATATGATATTTATTGAATTAATATGCGAAGAGTAGCATGCGTTTTCTCCACCAGGGCGCTGGCGGTTGCCACCATGGCACGGCTCATGCGTTCGTCGTAGGGTCGTGTCATGTTTTTGGTAAATCTAGAAAAATTGCGTCCATCTATTCTTGCATAAACAGGAAGACCTGGAAGAAATTTTCTGTCACATTCCTGACTCTCATAACTCTTCATTCTGTCGCCAAGATCATCACTGTGCATTTCTAACTCCTATAAGTTAATAGTTTATAGCACTTTTTGTGTGAATGTCAAACAGTTTGAATAAGAGAATAGTAATGTTTTGCAGATTTACATTCAAGGTAAGGTTTTATAGACCATAACCCATGTCTTGATATACAAATATTGTATTTTCTACAAATATATACTAAACTCGCAATGCCAAAATGGCAGTGGCTTGTTGCTGTGTTATGGTATTAGCAGTAACCATGTTGTTGATTTCTGCTACAAATACAGGGTCACTGACATTTATTGTGGTCTCTCCCACAAGATTGATCCAGAATGCAGCAGATTGTGGATTTTGTGCCAGCGATGTTTTGTTTTCAGTGGTGAGCAGATTCATGATTCTGGACACAGGAACAACTGTGTCAGTTCCTGGTATTTTTATTCCCAGCAAGGTGTTTAGATCCTGCGTGGTTGCATTCATGGTCAATCCCTGTGGCACAGGATGTGCTGCCAACCAGGTAGTTACAGCAGCGTCGTCTGCTGTCCAGCCTACCTTTGGTGTCAATGTGGCTGCCAAAGTTTTATCAATTGCTCCCTTGAGTAACCAAGCATAAGGTACATTTATTTGTCTGGCATATTGTGGTAGTACAACTGTTGTCATTGTGTATTTCCTTTTAATTTGTTGTCACTGTACAACCGCGTGCTTGTAAAGTTGCAATGGCGGCTAGCCCTGTTGCACTGGGTGCAGAACTGGTGCCCGTAATGATCACTGTGTGATTTTCATACAGTGTGGTACCGTTTGTTCCATCAAGTGCTGCCAGTGCAACAAGCAAATTATCCACTGATGTCTGATCAAATGCCATGCCAGTCAATGCCACATCTCCACCAAGATGTTTCAGTGAATTGCCAATGTTGAATGTGGCCCAGGGTTGTGTAGTCGCATTATCTACAATTACTCCAGAAATTGACTCTATTGCAGGAATATTCACAGTGACAAGTGAACTGTTTGTATTAGGATGAAAACTACCGCCAATTGTGGTCAATACAGGGGCAGAAATTTCAGTAAGTGAATTGTTGCCGTAGGGATAAAAATCACCACCAATAGTGGTCAATGCAGGTACACTAATTGCGGTAAGTGAATTATTGTTATAGGGATAAAAACTACCGCCAACCGATACCAACGATGTCAAATCCATGGATATCAGAGCAGGATTGGCATTGGGATTAAAGTCATGGCCCACTGTTGTCAATGCAGGTACTGAAATGGCTGTAAGAGAAGTATTGGTATTGGGATAAAACCCGCCCCCAACTGAAGACAATAATGTCAAATCCATTGATACCAGTGCAGGATTGTAATTGGGATAAAAATCACCATGAATTGCGGTCAATGCAGGTACATTAATCGCTGGCAATGAATCGTTATTAAAAGGTCTAAAATTGCCACCCACTGATGACAACAATGTCAAATCCATAGATAGCAGATCAGTATTTTCATTTGGAACAAAATCACCGCCAATTGTGGTCAATACAGGTGTTGAAATTGCTGTTAATAAATTATTATTGGGATAAAACCGACCACCAATTGTGGTCAACGCAGGCATTGAAATTTCTGTAAGTGAATAATTAAATTGTATACCAAGACCGCCGCCAATTGTAGCCAATACAGGAACTGAAATTTCAGTGAGTGAATCGTTGTTATAAGGGTTGAAGTCACCGCCCCCAACCGATGTTAATGCAGGTGCTGAAATTGCTGTTAGTAGTGGATTATGATTTGGACCAAATCCACCACCTACTGAAGCCAATTGTGACAAATCCATGGATACCAGAACAGAATTGTAATTGGGAGAAAAGACACCACCAATTGTGGTTAATGCAGGTACAGAAATTTCAGTGAGTGAATTGTTGCTATTGGGATAGAAAGCACCACTGACTGTGGTCAATTCAGGTACCGAAATTGTTGTAAGACTGGTATTGTTATTGGGATCAAAATCACCACCCACTGAAGACAATAATATCAAGTCCATTGATACCATAGCAGGATTGTAATTGGGATAGAATTCACCACCGACTGTGGTCAATGCAGGTACCGAAATTGTTGTAAGACTGGTATTGTTATTGGGATCAAAATCACCACCTACTGAGGACAGCGATGTCAAATCCATGGATACCATAGCAGGATTGTAATTGGGATAGAAAGAACCACCGACTGTGGTCAGTGCAGGCACGGAAATTGTCGTGAGTGAATTATTGCTGTTGGGATCAAAATCACCACCTACTGAGGACAGCGATGTCAAATCCATGGATATCATAGCAGGATTGTAATTGGGATAGAATCCACCACCGACTGCGGTTAATACAGGAACATTAATTTCTGTCAATAAGGTATTGTTATTGGGATCAAAATCACCACCCACTGAAGACAAAAATGTCAAATTCATTGATTCAAGAGCATGATTGTAATTGGGATAAAAGTTTCCGCCTACTGTGGTCAATGCAGGTACCGAAATTACTGTCAGTGCATTATTGTTATTGGGATAAAAGTTGCCATCGACTGTTGTTAACAAAGAAATATCTAAATTTGTTAAAGCGTCATCATATGATATATTGAAATTTCCGCCCACATAAATTAGTTTTGGCATGCTTATTGAAGTCAATATTGTATCGTTTTCAAAATCAAAGTCGTTTTGTATATAAACAACATTGTTGAATGTAAAACTAGTCAATGTATTGCCATGACCATTTTCATTATATACTAATCTATCAACTTTAATAACAGGTTGAGAATAGTTTGATGACCAAGTGTTTGTAATGTCAAACATAAACTCATACGCCCAGGACCCAGTTATTACTATATCTGGAACCTGATAAGCAGAAGTTTGTTTGCTGCCATCTGGAAATGTCAAACTGCCATCAGGACCAAATGTCCAAAAAGTAGTCAAATCGTTGTTGCCGCCACTACCTGGTCCTTTTAAGGCTATGCTGAAAATACCACTATAATTGTCATCATCTATAGATTGTAATCGAGCACCAGGAATTCCATTGCCCTGATTGGTATATGTGTAGAAATCAATGGCACTGCCAGTACCACCGTTGCCTGCAGTGTTGATCAGGGTCAACTGTGTTAGCAGTTGACCAGGTGCTCCTGAATTGTTTAGATTCAGGGCTGCTGCTGGCACATTGCCAATACTGTTACTGCCAATATAAGTTGTAACACCAACATTAAGAATATTGGGCACTGTTAAATTGCCATCAGTGGCAAATATTAGGGAACTTTCTCCTGCACTTATTTGTATATTTGCAATAGATTTTATTAATGCGTTATCAGTCTGATATAAAGAATTATAAGAGTTGGGTAATGTAAGTGTTCCATCTGAATTAAACTGCCAGATCAGGCCGCCGCCGCTTTGTACACGCACATTGCCAAGTCCGCTGACCAAGGTGGACTTGGTGTCAGCATAAAGCCCGTTCATGTTATAGTCGCTGTTCAATGAACCAATACCAGCAATATAGTCGCTGCTGACCAGCGTGCCACCGATCTGTGCGCCTCCAATCAGTATGTTACCGTTGTCGTCCGCGCTCATGGCATACTGACTGCGTACATTTGGATCCATGCTGACCATGCCAGTGAAGTTGGGGTTATATACTTCTTCAGTGCCGTAATAGACCAGAGTTTGGCCTTCCATGTTAACTAGTATGCGAGCTTCGCCAGTGCCAGCGCTCATGTATATCTGGCTGTTCTGTACTATGCCATTGTCAGTATAGGTGTTGACTACCGTACCAAACTCTGCACTATTTGTGTTGCCAATACCACCGCTGTTCAGCCTAGTATGTAGAGGCATGGTTATCGCACCGTTGATGTCAAAAACCCATAGGCTGTTGACTGTATCTGCAAGAGTCTGTATTGTTACGCCTATATCGCTGGCAGTAACATAATTTTGCTGATCACTGCTGCCTATTTGTACACCCATGTTACCGGCTGCACCAAGACGAGTAATTCCACCATTATCGTCAAGATAACCACCATCTGGCAGGGTTAATACTCCATCTGAACCAAAGGTCCAAGTTCTAGTTATACCTGCATCTTTGACAACATTAATCTCAGCTGTTCCATAATTAAACTGCAGTTCTCCACCACTTCCATCATTGACCCCACCATTATATTTTAATGTCAATGTATGGCCTGGTGGATTGGTATTAAATGTGGTGCCTATTGATGTGTCTTGCCCAAAAATTATAGGCAATTCTAAATTACCATCTGTTTTAAATATCCAAATATTATTTTGGGAATTTAGTTCTATCGGAGATAAACTTTGTATGACAGCATTGCCATTGCTGGCAGCAGGCAAGTTTAATGTACCATCAGAACCAAACTCCCACTGATTGGTTATAGCATTGGCAGGACCGGTTCCTATGGTAACGCCACCATATAGTCTATTCAGAAATATATCCGAAGTATCACCATTGGCAGGTAAAATTAATGCCGCAGTGGCACCATGTAATAAATCTGCGTTCTCAACAATGATGCCGTTGAAATCATAAATGGCGTCACCCCTGAATCGTATATTGCCAGTATTGATGTTACCGCCACCACCTGCTGTAGTTTGCACAGTATTGTCTGGAAATACCAATCCACCAGTGTTATCAAATGTCCAGGTAAAATTATTACTGTCAATATAGATATTACCTAAATTATTGCTGGTGATAACATTGTTTGACAGTATTAGATTGCCAGTGGGTGAAGTGGGTTGTACAACCCATTTATGACCATCATATACATATGTCACTCCATTAGGAGCTAGATAAATTTGATCTTGTGTTGCTGGATAAGGAAAGTTAAGTGCCATGACAGATATTTCACTCTAGAATATCTGTATTTAGCAGTTTTTGTTTTATCCCCACACCATAAAAAATGCCACAGCATCTTCTTTGTAGCGAAAATACCAGGACCCACCCTTGTCATAATCCCAATCAGTGTTATATCTGTTGGGCAATTCTTTACACCATGCTGCCATATCTTCTCTATTGACTTTGTGTTTTAACCGTCCAACATGTACCAACCATGATAGTGGTACTATTGTGTTTTTACAATCATTGGGTCCTATCGTTGCCATTGGATTCTGTTGTTTGAATTAGTTTTCGTATAAATTTTTCTGTTTCCAATACAGTCCAAAATTCCAGAGTATCTTGCATTATTATGTTATCTGGTCTTACACCCTTGCGATACCAATCTGCCCACGCTTGTTTGGCATTTTTTAAAATAATTTGGTGGTCTTGTTGATTAAGATGTCGAAACATCGTTGTTCTCAATAATTTCCAAATGATCGCGGACAACACAGATATTGACAACTTTGGCTTCTGAAATTCTATCGCCGCCACACCGAGTATAGTCTCTGCCACCATCTATGAAAACACCATGGTGTTCGCGAAAATCATGACGATATCGACTATAGATTACTTCATCATCAATCGACAGACCTTGAAATTTTTCTGTAGCAGCAATAGCATCAGTGATCATGGTTACACCTGCATCATTGGTATATATACCAAAATAGTTGCTGCCTTGTGGATGAGCACTGTCAGTATAAAAAACAGCCACAGGCATATTAGCCCATCCGCCATCTATATTTTTCAAGCAACTTTCAAAGACATACTTTGCATTCATCTTTGTTTCAATAATTTCAATACCCTTGTCGGTCAGAAAAGTTGATTCTGTTAGAATTTTCATTTATGCAATCCAATATGAATAACGATAATATCAATTGTTGACGATGTCAAGAATTTTATGCAGCTATCTTTTTAGTGAGGAACAGGCGAATAATATTTTGCTCTTGTTTTGTAAAGCCCTCTGCATTGCTGTCGTTTATGCGTAGAAGTTTGTTGGCAATTCTTGCAACTGTGTTGCTGACTTCATGAGATTTACTTACCTCAGAAAACTTGTTCATCCGTTGAATCACTGCTGTTATGTCGAAAGTACTTGTCATGATATGCTCCTTTTAGGGCATAATAGCATGAAAATATCCGTTGTCAAGGTTTTAAATAAACCAGGTCAGTTGTAAAACAAATCCATTAACTCTGCACTTACAATAGGATCAACAAGAACTATTTTGCCATCTGCAGTTTGCAAAAATTGTCTTCGACCTAAATCAAGGTGATACTGGTTGGGATCATAGTCCATTATCCAAGAAAATAACGGTGCCAATAAACTATTTGGATGTTGTTCTTCATATTCTGCTGCTATTGCAATTATAACTTGGTGTTTTTTATTGAATCCATAACCTATTTCTTTTTGATGCTTGCGAAGTATTTTTGTATAATCCGCTATCTCTCTGCTCACTATACGGATATTTTTTCCAGATAATTTTTGCAATCGTGGTACCACAAGCATATAAATGTCTAACTCTTGCATACCTCTTATGTGATGAGACCGCACAGGATTTATTACTTCAGAATGAGATACCATGTGGATTCCATGTCTTAGCCAATCAACCTTCATGTAATCTCTGGTAAAAAGCAAAGCAGTTTTATCATCTTTGGCAAGTGCTATTGTGGTTGCACCTCGACCAAGAACTGGATATTTTCTATACTGTGGTGGCAATTCATCCAGTCGTACTGCTGAGCCTATTCTTCCTTCGTCCATAGTTGACATATTTTTCTTTTTCATAGGACCAACCTTGTTTGTTATTTGTTGATTCCACTTAATTCTTGTAATCTTTGAATATTTTGGTCTGATGTTGTTTCCACATTTTTCACTGTGATATCAGTTTTTTCAAATGTTTGTTTCCATTGTGAATTAATATCATGCCTTGCTTCCAAAGCAAGAGTGTCCCAATCTGCAATATCCTCTGATGATTCAACCTTCATGTCATCGTCATAGTATGGTGAATCGAAATCATCACTGTGACTCATAAATGATAGTGGCTCTGAATCTGTGTCCATTTCCTCATCATTTGAATCTATATTTTTCACTAATCCATTCCAAATATCTTGTTTTTCATCGGGTGTGGCATTATGCCATTCGTTCCAGAAATGTTCTTTTGGACGGTAGCCATAAACATCTTTATGTAAATCACTTATTTCATCGTCTTTATATGTATAAGCAGATTCATCTATTTTTTTATCACCAGTTACATGATATGTTTTACCGTCAACTGTAAATGTGTCTTTGCCTGCTTTTATTGCTGCTGCTCTAGCACCAGAAAATTCGTTTCCTTCTTCCATATCTTGGTCATGAAATGTCATTGATTGTGCTTCAACTGATTCCAGAATCGTTTTAAATTTTTTAATTTCAGTATAATTGTCCATGATGACCTCAATTTTCTATATTGAGCATATTTATATTTTTTTATATCATGTTTGTTGTTTGTAATAAATAAGTTCATGGCAGTTAGAAATAAACAACCTTCTCTTCTTGTTATTATGTACCATGTTTTTATAGGATCTTTGTTGAAGATTTTATGCAAAATATTAAGTAAGATTGGAAATTTTATCAAAAACATAATTCACAAATTTTTTATTACCTTGGTAAAATTTCTACATATGGTTGTCACTTCCCCACTTGCTCTCGCAAGGTTATTAAAATCTAAATTTGCACGAGTAGAACACATAGATTTGACAACAGTTGAAACAAAATTAAAAGCAGAATTGCCTTTTTTCAAGAAAATTTCTCTGTTATTGTGCAAGTTGTTGGGCAATACATGGTGGCATATTAAACATCAACTTGCTCTTACTTCTATTGATGAGATACGCTCTTTGGATAAAAAACCTTTTCTCAGTTTTGGTTGGGAATTATGGAGCGAATTTAATCCAAGACATAAGTTAGATTTTTGGATGGCTGATAGTCATATTACAGTTGAAATTCGCAAGTTTAAATATGACCATAAAAAGAACAAACTCTATTATGTTGAGCATGGTTCCAAAAAATCAGCACATGTTCATTCACCCCATGGAGTTCCTCATATAGTCAACAAAGTGCATTGGTGGGAGCCTGTGATAGAATCCACAGTTAGACCATATACACCACTACACACCCTTAATCAAACAGAGAACTGACACTACGCTCATCATGAATTCTTGCCATGGCATCTGCAAATAATGGTGCAACTGTTAAATGACGAATTTTCTGTGAAACATTTACAGGTTGTGTGGCAAAGATACTATCTGTGATAGAGACTTGTCTTATATCGCTGTCGTTAATTCTTTTAACTGCATCACCACTTAGAACACCATGTGTAACATAAACTTCAACCGATTTGGCACCTCGTTGAATCAGTGCTTTTGCAGCATTTATCAAAGTTCCTCCACTGTCAACAATGTCATCTATCAAAATACAATCTCTGTCAGAAACATCGCCAATAACATTCATCACTTCTGATACACCTGCTCTTTCTCTACGCTTGTCAATTATTGCCAAATCACTGTTTATTCGAGTTGCCAGTTGACGGGCACGAGTAACTCCGCCGACATCTGGTGAAATCACCAGTGGTAATTGCTGCTGATATCGCTGATTGATATCCTTTGCAAATAGAGGTGCAGCATATAAATTATCAACTGGAATATCAAAAAAACCTTGAATTTGCCCAGCATGTAAATCAAGAGTGAGAATTCTGTCAGCACCTGCCTGTGTAATAAGATTGGCTACTAATTTTGCTGAAATTGGTGTTCTTGGTCCACTTTTTCTATCTTGTCTTGCATAACCAAAATATGGGATAACAGCGGTAACTCTCTTTGCCGAACTTCTACGGAGAGCATCAAGTATTAATAACAGTTCCATGAGATTATCATTGGCTGGATAACTTGTGCTTTGAATTACAAAAACATCAGAACCTCGGATATTTTCGGTTATCTCTACACTAATTTCCTTGTCTGCAAATCGCTTAATTGTTGATTTTGTTAATGGTGTCTTCAATACAGTGGATATAGATTCACCAAATGGTATATTTGAATTACCGCAAACAATTTTCATCAAGTTCTCCAGATTTTTTAAGTATAATAACTATACAATAACACACTCTGATGCTCTATGACAATAAAATACGCGGATAACTATCTTATTGATAATTTAAATAATTTTTGAAAAAGGAAAGTTTTTATGACAGAAATTTTTAAACTTATTGGTGATTTGGGATTTCCAGTAGTGGCTGCCATTGCAGGAGGATACTTTGTTTATCTCACTATCAAATTGCTGTTGGGTGGCGTGCTCAGCAGCATAAAAGGCATGGCAGGTATTATCACAGCACTGGATAATCGGGTTAAAACCATGAATGCAGATGTTATACGCATTGATACTTTGGTTTCAAGTGCATTGGGTATCCGGCCAGATTTAGATAGAATTGGCCGTGCTGATGGCAAAACAGATGCTAGAAGAGACTGAAACAAGGAATTACAATTTATGAACGAAATAGCAGACATAATAACCAAATATGGATTCCCTGTTGTGATGGCAGTTGGCATGGGATTTATAATACATCGTGTGTGGGAATGGTGTACACAAGAAGTAAAACCTGTATTAAGTGATGCAAACGGTGTGTTGATTGCATTGATTGATCGCATCAGAGTATTAGACAATGATCTTATAAGGCTCAATCAAAAGGTCAATACGGTGTTGTATCTTCGTGGCAAAACCATCGAACATGAGCGTGTCGAGGCTGAAAAAATTATCAATCAACGAGCACACGAAAAAAAGAAATCTGATGAAGAAAATGAAGCATCTGCTGGGAATGGCTAGTTCACTTGGTTTTTGAACGATAAATTGTGTCCCAGTCAGCACCAGGTGGATCTTGTTTCAGTTGCTCAATACGGTTTATCATCATTTTGTAATAATCTTTTAATTCACTATTCCATGCAGAAGTGAGGCTTTTGCCCAATATCAGTGCTCTATCCCAGCGTTGTGTTCTGTATGCAGATAAAAACTTTTCATGCTGACTCATGGCAATGGTTATATTTTGTGGGCGACTCTTGCTGTGATGACTGATAATTGTAAATATTTTCACACCTTCTATTTTGCCCTTGACAGCAATGTTATCCAATTCCACAGGAACCCAATTACCACCAAGTGCTTGCACAGTGTCATGACCAAGTATGATTTTGACACCATATTCTTTACTCTGACCTTCTAGTCTGCTGGCAAGATTTACAGCATCTCCCAGACAACTGTAATCAAATCTTTGATTACTGCCCATGTTTCCCACAACAACTTCACCAGTGTTGATTCCTATACCTATGTTGATGGGTAATAGACCTTCTTGGGTTAATTCAGCATTTAACAAGGTCAAATGTTTCAACATTTCCGTGGCACTTTTCACAGCCTGCTCTTGTTGCTGCGGAACTGCTATAGGTGCATTCCAAAATGCCATAATACAATCCCCCATATATTTGTCTATAGTTCCTTCATTACGCATGATAATGTCTGTCATGGGAGTTAGGAACCTATTAACTAATCTTGTAAGACCTTGTGGATTTGTTTTGTATTGCTCACTAATCGGAGTAAAACCTCTAATATCACAAAATAGTATTGTTAGTTCTCTGGTATCTCCGCCTAATTTTAACAAAGCAGGATTTTGCTGTAATTTTTTTACCATAGTCGGTGCCAAATAATGCTCAAATTGTTTTTTGATCTGCTGTTTCTGTAGATATTCTCTAACAAACTTGACAGTGTAAGCATGCATATACACTATTGCTATTGAAAATAAAAAACCAGTAATATCTATTAAAATTCTATATTTTTCATATACATATGCGGCAGCAAAATGGCTTGCTATCAGCAATACTATGATGGGAACAAACGCCCATGTCCATGTGGATATTACTATTATCAACAATCCAATGGCAAAAATGGTTAAAATCTCAGCACCGTCTGCATAGTCTGGTCTGGTTATATTGACCTTGTTGGCCAGCGTACCTATCACAGTGGCTTGTAAATCTTGAGGAAATACTGCTCCCTTCGCAGTGGCAACAGGATTTGCTATGCCTGCTGCACTGGCACCAACTATTACTATTGCACCTTGCAAATTCTCAGGTATTGCACTGACAGAAATAGTTTTATAGCCCTGGCTCCAGTCAATCCATATTCTACCGAGCGGGTCTGTTGAGATTGGACCAAATTTAGGAATACGAAGTTTATCAACACCAATTTCACTGAGTTTCAATTGAAAACCTTTGTCACCTGCTGCTAGACGCAGCACTTCCATGGCAAGACTGGGAAATAATTGTCCTTGACTGGCAACCACCAATGGCAAGCGACGATTTACTCCATCAATTTCAGGCAGGGTATGTGTTGTACCGATACCAGCAGCGGTAGATTCCAGTTCGGGAATGTTGGCAATAATACCAGGATATTGCATTATCACATCACTAAACTGACTGTTGATTATAGTAGAGCCTGGTTTGCGAGGTAAATTCTTTTGTTGTGCAGCAGGCACATTTACTAGAACTACCTTGTGGTGTTTTAGTGTTTCTGCTAATACATCATCGCCTCCCAGTCTATCATGTTCTGGCATCAATACATCCCAGACCACCAGGCCAGCACCATGTGAATATAACTCATCAATGATTTTGGCGTATTCATCACGCTTGAATGGCCATTGACCCAGTTTGTCTAGTGTTTTTTCATCTATGTCTGCCACCACTATATTGTTTTCTTGTCTGGGCTGAGAGGTGATCAGTGTGTCAAAATAACGCAGTCGCACACTTTGTACAAAACTAGGATCCATTGCCCGAACCACAAGTAGCAACACCAAAGTAACACAGGCCATCCATGGGGATATTGCGATTTTCTTAAACATAAAATTATTTATGGAATAACGATTATTGTTTTACAGTGGTTATTCCACAGCCAGCAGTGGAAATACAGGTCTGTTGCATATAAAATGATGCTCCACCTGATTGGGTTAAATTCAATCCTGTAGGACCTCCAGTATTTGTAATAGATACAGTGGCACGATTTTGTAATTCTCCAGTTTGTGTGACATTCACACCGCTATTGTTGCCAGCAAGACTTACATCAACAACATGACCACCTGAACCTGTCTGTGTAGTAATTAAATTATTGTTGTTGCCGTTAATTGCAGTGTATGCCTGATGATTACTGCCTGTTTGCAGTAGTGTTTGGGAATTGTAACTGCCAGTAATATTGACCTCTGCATAATGATTGAATCCAGTTTGTGCAGTTGAAATCGTGTTCGAGTCACCATTCACAGCAATAAGTTGATAATGCGAACCTTGATCTGTGCCTGTGCTGGTTCCTGTTAAATCGGGACCTTGATTTAAGTTTAATGAATTAAAGTTGCCATTTACACTCATTGCAACCAGATTTTGCGGTTGATGAGAAATAGTATCACCTTGATGCAATGTAATGGTGTTGTTATTGCCAGTAATTGGCACTGATAGTTGTCCTATTCCTGATACCGATTGATTATTACCAACTTGTTCAATGTAAATTTGATTTGCATTTCCAATGTTGTTTAAAATTATTGTGTTATCTACAATTCCTAAACGAGCAATTTGGGCTGAGTTATATTTTATCTGTTCCAGTTCACTTGCTGTTTGTGACCACGCAATACTTGGCAAAAACGAAATAAAAATAATAAACCAGCAAAAAAAGTTTCTCATATTAATTCTGCTTCAATATAATAGTTGAATTTCCGCCACTATATGCTCTGTTTATCACAGTGATATTTTTCTGTGTTTGTGTAATTGCAGTATTTTGTCCAGCAGGAATACCTATGCACTGTGTATTATGTACCCCATCTTGTCGGCAAAGTTGCTCTTCAGTTGAGTCAATTTTGGGTTGAACACCAGAGGATTTTTTATATTCTGGGAAAACCCGCAGTATTGCTGCATCTTCATTGTTATTGATTGAATAACTACTTGTTTGCAGACTATTATCTGTATTTTCTTTTATTGCCACAAAAATGTTATCCAATAAGTCTGCACTATCTTCTAAAAAATTCATATTCAGATCATTTTTAGACTTTCCGCTTTTAGCAGTAGAATTATTCAATCCAGCAGGTGGACTAACAATTAATAAATTGTTAATTGCTCCAAAAGAAAGATTTAAAGTAACCGGTTTGCTTGGAGAAATGCTGCTGTTTTGTATTTTGGTGCCTTCAAATGGTTTTGTAAGTGTAACCGAACCTTCACTGTTATACACATCAATTATTCCAGTTTTGCAGTCATTGTTTATATCTTGCCAGTGTGTTGGACAGCTAGGTAACAGTATAATAGTGCTTGCACCTGTTTCATCGGTGGTGGCTGCAAAATCAGTTCCTCGCACTGCAATGGTTGCACTCGGTGTGTGAATATCGACTTGACTTGGGTTGTTATGGGCAATGGCTCCACTGGCATATCTCAAAGTTCCTGCAGCAAAATTCATGGAAAGTTTTGACGCAGCCGGTGTTTTTGAATCATAGACAAACTCATCTATTTCCAGTTTGCTGTGATCATTTACTTCCACCACGGTATCATCTTTAAATTTAATATTCGCTTTTCCGTCTGTGGTTTCCACAATATCAGCCATTTCAACAGTCACACCTTTAACACCTGCAATTTTTTTATCACTGCGTGTGATTTGTGCCGGATTATTTTCATGAGAAGAAATAATTCCAATTTCTGCTCTGGCTTGAGTGAAACAACAGACAATGGCTGTGAGAAAAAATACAGTAAAGATTTTTTCCAACGCCTTTTCCTTGATCAATAATTTTTGCTTGTTACTGTGAATATATTACTGCTTCCATAACTTGATATATTAACAGTGGTATTACCACCCACAGCACTTTGAACCACATTTGCTGTATTGCTACTGCCATTTAGATTCAGAACCGTTGTATTGGTAAATCCATTTACACCTGATTGTTGAACACTGGCAGAATTGCTGTCACCTTGTATGGTCACACTGGCAGTACCACCATAGTTGTATGTAGTTGTTCCAACTGTACCAAGATTTAACACCGTGTTATTAACCGCTGAACCTCCAACACCTTGATTAATTTCCACAGTGTTGTTTCCCCCCTGAGATACTGAAACATTTTGTGTATTATTATTTCCATTGACAGTTCCTGTATATGAGTTGTAATTACCACCACTTGTTGTAGCAGTTACACTGTTAAGGCTTCCCAGGACATTTACATTGGCATTTGCAAAATTTCCTGATTGATCTATTACCACATTGTTGCTTTGACTTGTATTATTCCCATCTTTATTTGAATCTATTGTGGCGGTGGCATTATTGCCTGTCACTGAGTAACTGAAATTGCCACCAAAAACACCACCATTTGCTATTAATGTTGAGATACCAAAATTTAAAGTATTGCCTGTACCAATTTGCGTTACTGATACTGTGTTGGAATCACCTGTAATCTTAGCAGGTGTTGTGTTATCGCTGCCTATGCCTTGTATTCCGCGAACAATGTTGCCGGTGCCTTCTTGGTCCATGGAGACAACAGTGTTGTTGCCACTCTGTTGAATATATATACTATTGTCATCTGCCTGTCCCAGGGTAATTACAGATGCATATATGGCACAGAAAGCCATTAAAATCTTACCTAAATTCTTCACTGATAGATATTTCATGTGCTTTTCCTTGGCAATTATTTTAAATTTATTAATACTATCCATGATATCAATAATAACAACAGTTATTCTTCTTGTTGCACTGGTGTTGCAAATGACCAGACGCCTTTATGTTTACCTTCATTTATCAATTCAACAACTGCTGCTTCAATTGTTGTTTTCACAGCAAGTGAAACAGGTTCATTGATTGTTAACCCTGTTTCTGCCATAAAAATCTGAGTTCCTTGCTGCCAACTTTTCAACACAGCTATGTTGTCAGCGGTACTGTAGATAATTTTTGTAACAGAAACACTTACTAGAACTTTACCAGTTGCAACTGATACTGCTCGGAGACTTACAGTAACTACATCTTTGCTGTATTGTGTTTGGGGACCTATTCCCAACCACTGATAGCCAGCACCGCCTGATTCAATGCTACTGTCATAACCAATAATGCCACCTTCCATAATAATTCCTGCAAATTGCATAGGTGGCAATTGTTGTGAATTTTTACCTTCATATGCTTCACGCATCTGCTTTATTATTGTTCGTTCTTTTATTAAATCATCCACTGATGTGCGTTCAACCACATCAAACCAAGTTCCATGTCCAACTTCCTGCAGGGCTTTTATAAGAAATAGTTCCGCCCCTTGTGTAACTGCTGTACTGAAACTTGCATATGTTGCAGATGGTTTTCGTTGTCCTGTTAAATCTCTAAAGTTATACACAGCAACAGTAATTTTTCCATTAGCAGGGGGCGGAATTGAATCAAATTCTTTTTGTAAAGAAATATGTTCAAGTTTTGGTTTATATTCTACTCCAATTTCCTGTCCAGTTTTTTGGAGTACAGCACAGCTGGGTAAAATCAAGATTGATACGATACCCAATGATAAAAATATAAGTCTTGTCATCATTGCGATCCTGGAACTGTCTGTGTGAAGGTAAATGAACCTAGTGGTACATTTATTGTTGTGCTATTACCTAAATTGTCAGTGACAACTAAATTTATACTACTGCCTAGATTTTGCCAGAATATTGTATTGCCCTGAAAGGTAAAATTACCAGAAGTGGCAGTACCAGCTTGAAACATAGATGTTGCCAAATTCTGACTTATTTCTGCATAAATTCTACTTTGAAGATTGGATAAAAATTGATTGAGGGGTGTGTTTTGGGCCGCAGTTATTGCTTGCTGTTTAGCAGCCTGTAAAGCCTGTTCTACCGCCTGTTGGCGTGTATATTCTGTATTTTCAATCTGCAGTTCAAATGTGCCATAATTGTTGCCATTAAATGCAGGATTTTTAAATGTAAAATCAGGCAGCGGTGCAGCAACTACAACTATTGGTATCAACATAAAGAAAGTAAAATACTTTAACATGGTTATTTTCTCATAATCTAGGTATTATTTAAATACCGTCATTAACAGAAAATAACAGACCTTAATATCGAATCATCAACTCCATGTTAGTAGCCAATTGGTCCATTCTTGCCGATTTGGAAATTTGATCAAATATTGGGTTTTTACTGGCACTGAGTGGGGTGAATTTTCTCGAAACCAAGAAATTATATTTTTAAATTCTGCGTCGTACCAATCGCAATCTATAATCAGCACATAATAACACCCTGTAGAAGAAATTTTGTTCAAGGTGCACCATTTATTTTCCATTCAAACATCTACCGTGCTAAGTGATAAAATTGCAAGTGTGTAATCTGACACCAATTCGAAATCAATAAAACCCATACCCACCCAATAACGGCCTGAACAGTTTTTATCACACCATTCAAATAGTATATCACGGCTGCTGTTTTTCAAAACCTTTCCGCCATCAACAGGATCTTTGACCCATAGTCTTTTGCTAGCTGGATAATTTGGATCATCTGGATATAAATGACGATTTATCATAATGTATTATATAACTAAAATCTACTAAATATCAACATGTGCGTTATCATGGCAAAATTTCTGCCCAAATTAGGCTGGGTAGGTGTAAAAAATCGCGATAGAGGATATTATCCCACTATAAACATTCGTAAGAGTCATAGAAATGGAATTGAAAGAATCTATATCTGGGATGAAAATACTGGATACACTGAAGGTCTAAATGCCAATGGTGTCAGTATAATAAGTGCCAGTATGGCTACCATCTCTGATGAAAAAGGTCAGGAGACAACACATGAAGGTACAAGAAGTGATTACTTAAGTCCGGATGGTAAAAAAATCCGAACTGCATTGTTAGAACAGAGCTGTCAATCTGCACTCGAAAGTCTTGTTAAAAATGAATTGACTGGACATACATTAGTTTTTAACAGTGATAAATGCTATATGTTGGAGAGTAGTCATAGAAACGGTGATTTTGTCTATAAAATTGAAGAAATAATATCTCCAAACACATGTGTCAGAACAAATCACGGTATATTGTTGCCATGGGCTGGATATCAACGTGTTGCTGATGATCCAGGACACAGTAGAAAACGTGTAAGTTCTGAAGTTAGAAAAATTAAATCAGAATTGGGATTAAGTACCGCAACTACACTGGATGAATGCATGGAATGTATTCTTGACCATAGTGATCCTAATCCGCAGTTAAATCCCTGTAGGATTGACGATAGAGAAGGCTATATGAAAACCACTGGACAGTTGGCGTTAGTTCCCAGTCAAAACACTCTGTATTATCGTCCTGTATGGAGTGGGATAAATTTTTCCTATGACAAACTCAACAATGCCGATGACAAATGTTTCTTTGAAATTTTAAGTCAAAGACCCTTGCATATTCAAAATTAACATTCTTGTACACTGCATCGCAGTGGGAACCCATTTAATCTTGCAGCACTGATTGTGTCATCGTGTTTCTGATTTGCAACTTCTAAACTATATGTTCCAGCAATACCCTTGCCATTTTCGTGAATAGCAATAGTAAGTGCATTAGCCTCATTGAAGTTCTTGTGAAAGATAGTCATAAGAACAAGAACTACAAATTCTACAGTTGTAGTATCATCATTGTATAAAACAACATTAAATTGTTTAGGAGGACGCATGACCATTTTAGTGACGGTCTCAACATCCTCAACTGTCTCTACATTGGTCATGCGATTCTTTCCTTTTTTATATATTACATAATTCTATGTAATATGTCAAGCGGCTGACTTCTTAGAAGTCTTGGCGTCAAGCACTTTTACCTCTTCTTGGCTATTGCCAATTGAAATTTTACGAGGTTTAAGGCTTTCTGGAATTTCCTGTACAAAATCAACAGTCAGAATTCCATCGGTAAGATTGCTACCCGTAACCTGAACCCAGGCATTTAGATAAAAAGTACGACGGAAACTACGACCGGCAATCCCTTTGTGCAGGAAAGTGCGAGTTTCATCCTGATTTACGCGACCCTCGATAGTCAAAACTCCATCTTGTAGAGTAATGTCTAGATCATCAGCAGTAAAACCTGCCACAGCCATACTCAGCTTGTAGGTATTTTCGCCGCATGACTCCAGATCATATGGAGGATATCCACTATTTTGGGTGGTCCGAACCTGATCTAACATACGAAAGGTGGGTTCGAATCCAACTGCGAAACGGTTGAAATCGCGAAAAAGTTCGTCAAATGGTGATGTAAGTGTAATGTTTCTCATTTTTACCTCCTTTAAAAGCAAAGTTTGTTTTAGACTGAAGACCCTTATTAGGCATCTTCAATAGTATTTATAATGCGAATTTCTGCATATGTCAAGACTGATTTTCAACATTATTGATTGGAGAACGATTTACAGTTTTCAACTCTTTTTTTGTCTTTTTCTTTTTGGGCAATTCAAGTTCCATGATTTGAGCATGTTTTTTCTTCCATCGAAGTTTTGCTTCAGCAAGTTTTTGACGACGAGTAATACTTGGTGGTACATAGTGTTTGCGCTTTCGCAACTCTTTGTTAATACCTTCACTATTCATACGACGTTTTAGTTGCACAATAGCGCCTTCGATATTATTGTTGTAAACTTTGACAGACATGCCCTTTTTACGAAGCACGAATTCATCACTGTCCATTAAATTTTTCCTTCTACTATAGACAAAATAATTATAAACATTTATTAGATTACGGGTCAATTTTTTTGGCAGGTGCCAATATCGCAGAAATGCTTCTACCTATCATTTCAGGTGATTTTTCCACTTTATAAGCGTCTAAGCCTTTAATAAATTTTTCCATGACTTCAAACCCTAACTCACGGAATGTCATTTCTCTACCCCGAAATTTTATTACAACTTTTACCTTGTTGTTGTCGGCAAGAAACTCTCTTGCATGTTCCTGCTTGACTGCGATATCGTGTTTATCAGTAACAGGTCGAAGTTGAATCTCTTTGATCACAATAGTATTTTCGCGGGCTTTCTTTTCTTTAAGTTTTTGTTCCTGCTTTAACTTGTAAACCCACTTGTTAAGATCAACAATGCGTACCACGGGAGGGTTAGCAGAACGATTTATTTCAATTAAATCCAACCCTTCATTTCTAGCCTGTGTAAGTGCCTCTCTGCTAGATACAAGCCCAACCTGGTTGCCATCAATGTCTAGTAATCGCACCTGTGGGTGTCTAATTGCATCATTGTAAACCAGAGTTGATTTTATTGGATCAACAGGACGCCTGTTATTTGACCGATTATTTTGAAAAGTTCCGCTCAAGATACAACATCCTGATCGTTTGCATAGACACGTAAAGGTTCATTCATATTTTCAACTGTTTCCTTTGTTATACAGATTTTTTTAACACCAGATTTAAAAAGCGTTGGCAATTCAAATTGAACACCAAGCAAAATTTGTTCAACAATACTACGAAGACCTCTGGCACCAGTTTTCCGCAAAATTGCTTCACAGGCAATTGCTTTTAAACTTTCTGGTGTGAACTCCAAAATAATATTATCTAGTTCAAACATCTTTTGAAATTGCTTGATAATAGCATTTTTTGGTTCAGTCAGAATTTTTACCAAAGATTCTTCATTCAAGTCTTCAAATGTTACAACGATGGGAAGACGACCAATCAATTCAGGAATAACTCCAAACTTAACAAGATCATCACTTCTGACCTGCTTGATAAGTTCATAGTTATTGATTTTTGTTGTTTGTTCTTTAACAACTGAACCAAATCCAATTCCTGTATTATTGTGATTTTGACGGATTTCTATGATTTTGTCAAGACCTTCAAACGACCCACCAACAATAAAAAGAATATTTTTAGTGTTAATTGTTACAAAGTCTCCATTTGGATTTTTTCGACCACCTTGTGGTGGAATTTTTACTTCACAGCCCTCAATCATTTTAAGCAAAGCCTGTTGAACACCTTCGCCGCTTACATCTCTAGTAATTGAGACATTTTCGCCTTTGCGGCCTTTTTTATCAATCTCATCAATATAAACAATACCACGTTCAGTTTTTGCTACATCTTGGTCTGCTGCATGATATAATTTGGCAATAGCATCTTCAACATCAAGACCAACATAACCACTTTCTGTTAAGCTTGTTGCATCAACAATACTGAATGGCACATCAAGAATTTTCGCAACATTCTGAATGGTATAGGTTTTGCCAGTTCCAGAGCCACCAATAAAAAGCATGTTGCTTTTATCTATAGTAACACCATCAATTTCTGGATTATTAATCCGCTTGATATGGTTGTAAATTGCAACTGCCAAAGTTCTTTTGGCAATATCTTGTCCCACAACGTGCTCGTCTAAACGTTCTTTTACTTTTGCAGGTGTGATAGAGTCATCTGGTAGATTTTTGGGAACTTCCTTTTTTAAAATACTAAAGCATAAAGTTACACATTCATCACAAATGTAAACATCATTTCCTGCTATAAGCTTTTTAACTTGCTGTTGATTCTTTTCACAGAAACTACAGCGATGATATTCTTTTGTTGCAGTCATTATTAACGCCTACCGTAAGTTATATGGGTTGGTTTAAAGTGTTCTGGAGGATGATATGTCTCATCAACACTAGTATAACTGCTCTGCAAAGATTCGTCCACTGGTTTTTTAACAGATTCTTCACTTTTAATTTCTACAACAGGTTCAGAATCGATATCTGATAATGCAGATTCTGGTGGGTCATTGTCTGCGGCAGTTGCAGGGTAACTGGCAGTATCTAGCCAATTGTCCATCGATGAAGTTACCACGGATTTGATAATATCTGTGTCAATACTTGGTGGATAAACCTTTATCTCGGGTTTTATTATAATTTTATCCTGTATATCTGTGATTTCTTTGACAGGTGTTGGCATGGCAGCCCATTCTTTTCCTGTCCACCACACAGTTGAATTGCTTTCTGGGTTATAGATTGTTTGTCCAACTATTGGCATGGATTGGTTTAATCCTGGTGTTGTAAAGTTGTTTTCCTGTGTAGAAGACAACGTTGTTTGTTCTTTAGCATAACTTATATTTGCTGCTATAAGCATGAGAATAGCCAATGGGTCAAATACCAATACAATCATAATAATCATCCAGCGAACAGATTTATCTATATCAATTGTTTGGCCATCGGCGAAAAATTCAGCAATATACTTGATGGGACCAACTTCTGCTTCCACTTTACGATTTTCATCGCGAATTGGTGCCGCCTCCTCATTAAGATGTTGAATGATACTTTGTTGCGTTTCAATATCTTTAGTTAAGGCAGTGTGATCCTGTTGTTGAGATTTACGCAACGCAGTGGCTCTTGTTGCACCTGCTTCTGTGGAACTACGGACCAATATTTGTTCCACTGCATCATCCATTTGTTTGAGTTGCTTGCGGTCAGAATCAATGTTTTCTCTTGCTACACGGATTTTTTCATCATAAATGGCGAGTTTACTTTGCACACCGCTGCTTACCAAATAATGGTCATTATGGGCCTTGGAAAGGTATCCAATACAACCGATAGAAGTTAGTAACATTAGAAATATTATAGCCGGAATTAAATAAAATTTATAGATTATCGGGCATCGTTTCCAGTTTGTCTTTAGCCAAACAGATATAGTTAGTTTGCCGAGTGCCAGAGATATTCCCATAACTGCGACGGGCAATGCTGCAGCAGAAAAAATTGCCATTAATCCGACAATACTAAAATATTCTGCTACAACAGATATCGTTAACGCCACAAATATCATAAAACGAGAATAATTCATTTTTCTGTCTTTTTACAACTATTAAATGAATAACTAATTTACTATACTCCAGGAATCTGGGTGATGACTATATTATTGCTGATAACCTGAACGTTGCTATCAATGCCTTGTGCCGTGATATTTGTAATTCTACCGGGATTGCTAAACCAGGCAGTGCCACTTGCTTGACTTACGCATGGGGCAAACAGTTTTCTGTTGCTGTTCCATGTGTTAACCAGTCCTCTGGCGACAAAACGCTGAATTGCTTCAGTGCCAGTAAATGTAGTTCCATAATCTGGTTCACATACCAATGCCGCTGTAGATAACGCTGAATAACATTCATAACCAACAGTCCATGTAATGCTGTTCAGAGCAGCATTGCCAACAGCACCAACCCGATTTATGTTGCCAAAGAAACTTGGTGTCGCAGTTGATTCTAACTGGCTAACAACTTGGAACCAACGCATATTTGCGCGTTCTTTGTCTTCACTGAGAGTTATATTACTGATAGGTCCTGTATATACTCCAACAGGAAACCCAAGATTGGAAGTTGCATTGCCGTTGTTTATTGATATAGGTTGAGAAAAACCATTCGACTCTAACTGTAGATATGGTCCGGCAACTTCAGCAGTTACGCCAGTCTCAGGGGTGTAGGCATTAATCTGAGAAGCTGCACTTTGAAGATTGCCAGCAGTAAATATTATTTTGACATTGTTTATGTTAACATATGAATCTTTGGTCACATTTGAAAAAGAATTCCCTATTACACTTGGTGTGTTTTGATATTGCCCAGTTGGGTAATAACCTGGGTTATCAAGGCCCAGTGTTGCCAGAGCAGTGCCATTACCCTCCTTTAGATAAAATGGTTGCCCTTCAAATCCTGGTGCATTTTGTAGGGTAATATACCCAGATGCCACACTTTGATCAGCATACACACCTGTAAATTTAGTCAAAAGATTTATTTTGTCTATTGCACTTGCAAGATTGTCGCCATTGCTGAATGTCACGGTATAACCATTAATTAGGATAGTACTACCATTATCAAATGGTGTTCCACTGACACTGCTGCCACCAGTTGTTTTTACAATGCTCTGTATGTTCCATGCAGTTTGGCTGTCGAGTCCACCTGCCTGGTTACCAGTTAATGCTGAATAATCATTTGGTGTTGTGTTGTTATAGGTGATTTGAAAATAAGTTGTATTAAACGAATAAGTCATAGGTATTCCTCTGCCTGCAATATGTTGATTATTTATGTTGCAGGCAGAAAAACCTAAAAAATATTAGACTCTACTTAACTTCTTTCCAAAATATATGAGAACCAAGAGTGAACTTTATTGTGTTATTAGCCCATTGAGGACCAACATTGACACTGTGAAAATATGTTGAACCTCTGCCAGTATCTTTTAATTTTTTATTCCAAACCTGGATAGCCAGTTGCTGCATTTTTTGCCAGGAATCTGGTTCTATCTTGAAAGATTTGCCGAATTTTCGCCCAACCCAACTGAACTGGTGTTTGATTTTGCCGTTAACCATGTGATATTGGAACACATTGGCACACACTGAAGAAGCAAACTCGCTTTTGCCGATACGATTTATTGGAACATAAGCAATAGCAATCTGCTCATTGGGCTTGCCACCTCTGATTTCAAAATATAGATTCCACGCCAGACATTCGATTTCGCGTCGGTCTTCATATAACATATCGCTTGCCTCCTTGATATCCAAAGGTAGCAAACGTTGTAATTCTGGAATGCTGCGATAGTCGTCCCGAACACCAGTCTCTGGGTCAGTAACTAATGTATAGGATTCTTTAAACTGTGCAGCATCTGATGTCGGCGATGCTTGCACTGGATTGCATCCTGCAAGTATCGTGCATCCCAACCAAAAAGCGCACAGTTTTTTTAAATTGATATACATTACGTCGTTTTCTCCTTCATTGTTTATAGAACTTAGAAGCAGTATTGTCAAACTATATTTCTAAGTTATTGATAGATAAACCATTTTATCTACCAAAACGCCACAATTTATGAGGTTGGCGTAGACGGTTATTTACAAAGCACTTAAAATTTTTAAGTGTGCTCTTAACCTAAAAGTGGGCTAGGCTTCTCCTTTTAATATGCCCTTGGATATTACTTATAAAAGATAATCTATATTTTTATAAAAGTCAAGAAAAACTTGTCCGTTTTTGAGAAATAGAGTATTATCTATAGTGAGTCTACACTTTGATATAAGAGAATTTACCATGAATAACTGTAACAACCCCATGCATGTAACACAAGATGAACAATTAAGTGATGATGACATCAGAGTATGGAATAGTTATATACAAGATGTCTGGAGCAAACCAGAAACTAGATTTCAATCAAAAAAAGGTCAAGATTATTCTCTAAAGTTTTCTCTGGACTTACATGGAATGACTGTTCAACAGGCATTTAATGCTACCAAATTGTTTGTTGACGAACATCGTATTAATGGCAGTAAAAGTTTTGTCATTATCAGTGGCAAAAGCGGTAAAATAGCGGAAGAACTGCCATTTTGGGTAGAGAATATACCATGTGTTAGAAAGATTGAACCTATTGTAGATAGTCGTGGCAGTGCGGGTGCCTATATGGTATATCTATATAGTAAAAGATAGTTAAGCAGATTGCATATCAGATATGCATTAAGTTATGTTGCACTGCAACATAAAATTCGTAAATAATGTATATATGAATGGAGACCAAAAAATGTTATTGCAAGTTATTATACAAAAATTGCAGAAATTGTGGAAAAACTGGAGTATGAGTCCCGAAGAACGGTGGCTTGCTGACAGTGCAGATATCATTGAACTGGAGCATAAATTACATGCTCTCAATTCACCAAAGCATAATTTTTTTTCAAATTAACACGGAGCATCTAAATGTTTGATAATACTGGAATTAAAGAAATTAACGACGCTGTTTTGGACTATGCAACAACAGCTACTAAAAAGACATATGAGTTACAAACAGCCCTGCTCAAGGATTTCGTAGCCTTGAACAAGAAATTGTATGAGATTTCACCAGCAAAAAATTTCTCTGATCTTTTTGTTTCCACTTTTTCTAAGAAGTGATAGTAAAACTGGGTAGGGAAACTTACCCAGTTCAACTCCATGCGTTGCAGCATCCTTTGGGGTCAACATCTGCACCAAGTTTAAATGTGTCAGACATTTTATCATCTAACATTGCAAAAAGTTCACATTTGCCTTTTTTATACCAACTGCAATTTTCGCACCGTACTTGACCTATAACATAACCGGCCTCATCTGGTGTTACAACATCTTGAATAGGCTGATCGTCATGTGGTTGTCCTTGAATATACAGTCCACAACTGGCATTGGCAACAACTACATCATTTTTGCCAAAAATACCACAGCGTTTTTTTCCAGGGAGAAACAGGTCACATGTGCTACATTGTGCAAATTGGTTATAGGTTTCACCAGTTGTTTTCTTTGGTTCTAGATAGATAAAAGCCCAGCGACCAATTTTATCGCCCTTTTTATAACTCTCTAAAAGGTTTATGATTGCACGCATATCCATAAAGGGTATTTATTCCTATTACTGGAACACCGACAGGGTCAATCAGTAATTGTCTAACATTATCATGATTCATTGATCAAGTGTTGAATACAGCATCTGCGATATGATATTCAGTGATTTTTTATAAATTCTTTTTATCTACTAAAATCACTGAATATCTTATTTAATTTTGACAAGGATGGCTAATACACCATCCTTGTGGATAAAATCGATCAAGCAGTGATTGCCTTATATCTCTCTGACCCAACTGTTCCCAGCATAATACCTCTGGGGGTAAATTGAGTGCCAGAAAGAATACTCTTCATGATTGATGGAGAGAATCCAGAGACAAGTGCAGTGCCATTTTGGTCAAATCTAACCGGCACATTTCCAGTTGCATCTGGTCTGGCATTAAGGTTCCACCAGATAATTTTGGGACATGAGTAATTTGCTGCTGCAAACATTTGCCGTGCCATCTCAAATGCACCAACAGAATTGCCACCCATATAGGCTGGATTGAACTCCATATCAGAAAATACTATCAGATATTTTGGCATATCCTCAGATGCAACATTATTATCAACCGCGACCTTTAGAATGCTTCGGAAAGCACTTTCTAGGTTGGTGTCCAAACCACCGTTATTGCGAATCTGATTGATTTTCTGTAGAAGATTGCCTTTTAAAACATCAATATGACTGTCCCTGCTGAAGGTTAGCCACATATCCTTGAAGGCACCCTGTTGCTTGTCAGCGATATAAAGTCCAAGGCTGATAGCCACATCCATGCAGGTTAGCCCTACACCCTTTTGTCCGCCAACAGGGCAACCCATGCTGCCACTAATATCAACCATGGGTAAGATGGCATCATCACCAAGATAGTCTGGCAAAGCTTCCCATTGTGCTAGAGCAACATCACGATCACCAAACTCTACAGCCTTTACTACATCATATGGATAAAGCACACTGGCATTTACTTTACTGGCACCAGTCTTTAAGCCCTCTTTCCACATGCTATAGCGAGCACTATCGTGCTTGTTAAATGCTTTCTGATAGCGATTTGCTGCTACACTTGGCACATGATTATAATTTATTTCATCCCACTCCTTGGCACACATTTTGGTTTCTACAACGCTGGTAAGTTCCACCAACATCTTACGATACTGTTTAGGAGTATAGTTTAAATATTTACGAATCTCATTTGCAACAGGTCCTTTTCGTGGGCACCATTTGGCTGCCAATCCATTACCAGCGCGTAAAGCACGAGTAATCAAATTATATGCAGAAATTTTAAATGCTGGTGAGTTGAATACCAGCAGGTCATCCCATCTTCCATACAGCGGAATCAGTGACATGTTGCGTGCTAGACTATCAGGAGCCGTGACTTCTAGATTACGAATAATCTGGCGGAAAATCTCACGCTCTCCAGCACCCTCACGAGCATCTCGTGCCCAGAAGAGAATCTTCATGGCAACATCTGGCTCTGCTGCGAATGCGCGGGCAAATGCACCAGTTAAATCCTTACCTCGGCTAGAACCAACGGCAAAGAACAGAGTAGTGGAGGGATCACCACTATGGTCCAATGTTACCATTCCATTTGCAGTCGTTGATAGATTAGGAGTAGCCTGCGCCGCTTGGGCGAAAGTGAGTGACATTTTTTACCTCTTTGCGATTGAATTGCTGTTCTATATTCTTAATAATAGATTATGTGCAGGTGATTGTCAACACATAATTTAGAACAAATATATCGATTGCGATTCACGGGATCGGAAGTCCCCAACCGCTCTATTGCCGTAGGAGGGCAACAGCATGAATATTTATATACAACAAATTCATTCTCTATGTCTACAAAACAAATACACTAACTGGTATGTAAAGATTATCGAGAATGCAATCAATAGACAAGAAATAATCGGATATTCGGAAACACATCATATTCTCCCAAAATGCTTTCGATTAGGAGGCGACCATGATCTCGAGAACCTCGTTGATCTCACTGCAAAAGAACATTTTATCTGTCATATGCTATTGGTCAAGATGGTCGGTGACAATCAAATGAAATCAAAGTTAGCATATGCAAATTGGCAAATGACGATGAGGAGTAATGGCAGGGATCGATACAAAATTTGTGCCCAACAATATGAATTTCTACGAAAACAACTATCCAAATTCACCAAAGGATTGCCAAAAACTGAAGAAGCTAAACAGAAAATGCGCAAACCAAGAACAACCACAGTAAATATGCGAAAACCAAAAAGTGTCCCAAATTGGAATAAAGGTGGAACTATATCAGACGAGCAAAAACTGAAACAGTCTATTGCAATGCGAGGAAAATTGGTTGGTGAGAAAAACGGTTTTTATGGAAAAACTCATAGCGATGAAACAAAACAACATTTGCGAGAACTGAATGCAGGAAAGCAATTATCTGATGAACATCGACAAAACATTAGCAACGCACAAAAAGGCAAGCCGACTTGGAATAAAGGAAAACCTGCAACAGACGAACATCGAAAAAATGTTAGTGCAGGATTGACCGGACAAATATTCATAACAAATGGAGTTGAAAATAAGAGGATTTGGCCGAAAGATCTTGAAAACTATGATTTGACTGTTTGGTATAGAGGTAAGACTACTGCGCCTATTCCAAAATTAGCAGGACAAATATTCATAACAAACGGTATCGATAACAAGCGTATCAATCCTGAAGATTTCATCACATTTGATCAAACACTTTGGAGAAGAGGACAGACAAGAAAACGGCGACAGTAATGTCGCCGTTTGTTTACAGATTGAACTTGGTTGTTATATGAAAACAATTTTGTGTTGCGGAACTCAATCTTCTTTTTGTATTTCAGAATCCGTTGGTGGGTTTGAACCATCCTCACAACACCCTTTTGGGGTGTCGTTTCATCCGAAAAGTTTGCTGAACCCAACCTTGAAAGTCACCTAGATAAAATTTTAAGAATATTGCCTGACCCAATGGGGTATTGCAACGTTCCACGATATGATATATATTTTTTCATTAACTTGATAATAATTGATTTTTTGGCTGCTGTCAATGTAATTTTTGAAAAAAATATTGTGATGAAATTTAAAAAAAAATGATGCTAAATCGAGCAGCGCTGGGTTAAAAGTCCAGTTACTCTACTTTAGCACCAAATCATAGCATGGTCAGTTTTTTTACAATATATGATATTGTGTAAAACACTTAGTTATAGAAGAACAATCGCAAATTTTATTTTGCTGCAGTCTTCGTTGATATAAAACTGGATTGTTTTTGCCCTTATTTATACAGGTTGTGCTCCTGTTTGCATTTGATAGTATTGCTGTAACAATCCCAATAAGAAAATTCAAAGAACATAGTGGCGGGAAGACTTTGTTTTGCACCGAAAGCAATTTGTTGGTTTGCTGTATGCTTCCCTTGAGTATTAATATAGGGTATTCTATTTTAAATGTCAAGGTTTTTTTCTAGATATCTGCAAAATTGTTAATAATTTATTTTATTGGCTAGATACTCTGCTACTCTTTTATTACTATCAGGTCCTGTGTGGATGCCATCTCTGGAATCATTGAGTGTTTTACAAGTATGAGTTAGATTAACACATCCCAAGGCATCAACCGTATCATCAAAGAATGATGCACTGAAATATTTTGTATCTTTCCATATTATGCGACTAGACCGTTCTATTTGCAATGCATTAATTTTTGGGTTTATAGCGTCTATATTGTATAAATCAAATATATCCTCTTGCTTTATATTCCATGGACCGTGATATTCAATCCAATCTTTTTTATATGTAGTCGTTCTACAACACGAGGTCCATAGATTTATTACACCCAATGGGGTTGGCCGATTGCCAGCATGGTATTGCAACGCATTGTGAAAAGAAAAAAGCATACTAGAACCGGATATACCAAGATTTATAACAGGAGTTCCTAAAAGGGTGGATAAAATATTTGGGATTGTGTCCGCGTCATCAACTCCTATGCCGAATACCTGTGAGCAGCCGAACATCAGAATAGAATTTTTCCAATCTATGTCCTGCCATTCTGGACAACGATATCTTACAGAATTAAGTGTATATTTAACTTGCCGCGTTCTCCATATCCAATCATCTGGTTGAATTCTAAGATTTTTTTCAAATAGTTCTTGTGAATCACTGGAGCACCAATGAGTTGTTATTTTCCTGACATCAGGAAGAAAATTTCCAGCTTTTACAATATCTAAAATATTCCAAGTCATAAAAGTATATATCCCCCAAGCCTTATATAGATACAAAACTCTAAATAAAATTTTACACTATATCAATCTATTTTGAAAGTTTAATTTTCTGCTTAACTTATTACTTTACTGTATTACAGTTTTTTTAATTACGATAATAGGTGCAATGTGTGTTTCGACTCGTTGGTTTCTTGGTATATGAGTTATTAAAGAAACAGGTGAAAAGATTTTTTGCTCAATAATTCAATTTATTGTGTTGTTTATGCGACCATACAGTATATTTATTATAAAATGTCAGAAAAAATTAAAGTAAAATTATTTTTTCATGACCAACCTTGATTGAGGGATCGACCCATATATCATGACCCAGTTCCTGCGCTGTCCAACAGAAGCCAACATCTTCTGCACAAAAATCATGAAAGTTTTGATTTGATATCCATCTTGGTTGAAACCATGGATATTCCATGGTTTCCAGTATTCCTTGTTTAATGCAAATAAAACCAAACCCAGTATAACTCACTTTAAAAGGCGTAGTTTTAGCAGAAACATCGGGCTGTGTCATAAATTGAAATGTGCCAACGCTTGCTAACACACTGAAGTCTAAGTTTTCTACAATGGGAAAATGTGTTGCATTACTCATAAGATAGGTTCCAGAAATAATAGGTTTATCACTTGCCAACAGAGCCAGCACATCTTCTGGTTTCCAGACAATGTCACTGTCTATCCAAAACATTTTGTCATAAACTATACTTCCTTGCCAGGGTTTTTGAATTTTTCCAAGAGTATTTTGACCTCCCAGTATTCTATTTCTTGTATAATACACAACAGGATCGTATGTCATCGAATACGCAAAGGAAATGCCTTGCTCATTGAGAGCAGATATGGTGGCATTCCAAGAATTAAAATAGTTATTACTAAACTGTTTGCCAGGAAGACAAAAAATTACTCGCATTATGTTGGCTCGCTTTTAGACCATTATATAGATAATTATGCCAGATATAAATAGTTTCATGAAATATATTGTAGTCATGAGTTTGGTTTTGGCGGGTTGTACAGCAAAATTCAATCAAACAAACTATGATCGTATGGTAGATGTTGCGGCAATAACTGGGAATAGTGATGCTGTTTGTGCCACAACTGATTCCATGCAAGCAAATTTTATCAGAATTTACAACGATACTGTGTATGCACTAGAAGATGCGGCAGGCAGAAGTGACAATGACCTTGTTAAAATGCTCACTGAACAATTTGATGAAATTAACAGATTCAAATCCATGATGTCAAAAGGAACTGTTAGTCAGATTTACTGCAAACAAAAAGTCAACAACATCTATAATACTGCTAGATTAATCGCAAAATCTGAAGGGAATAAGTTGAAATTACTATGAGTCAAGTTATCAATAATTTGAATTTTCTCGCGGCCAGTGCCAGCCAGATGGTGGCATATAATGCTGCACAAGCACTGCAATATCAACAGGCATTGGATTCTGGTCAGATATCTCAAGCAGAATATCTTGACCTTATGCAAGATCTCTCTGCCATGGTAAAAGTAGCAGAAGCAGCCGATGATCTCAATAACAAAATTCTGTTGGAACAGTGTTTAAACGCTGCCATTCAAGTTGCTGGGGCTATCTACTGACAGGCTAGATTCTCCAGGGAAATCCTCTAGGATATCGTTGTTTTTGTATTTGATTGCCTTGCAGGAAAAAATCGGCAGTAACTGAGTTGGGATTTCCATCTAGCCTATAACAAACAGTTGATTGTCCACTACAGCCAAACTCTGGAACATGATGAGAGATTACACTGTAAAATCGTCTATCTCCGCCCCAGCCACTGTACCATGCTGATGCCATGGCTACTATAACATCTCGTTTTATACAGTATGTACTTGTATCTACCAGATGATGTTGATCATTGAAATATATAGGATATCTACCTAGACTTTCACAGTCATCATCACAGATGTATTTTCCAGTGTTATCATAAATTTTTCTTAAACTATGACACCATCGATAATTATTTCTTTCACAAGTTGCAATTTGGCTTTCAACATGGGTTGGTTCAAACCAGTTATCTTGGTCAAGAGCAAACCAATAGTCCTGCTCAACAAGAGGTGCTGAAAGAAAATAAATCCTGTGTCCATACCAACCATTTGCACCTGTATTCCAGGGTAATGTCATGGGTTTTACACTGGGAAAATGGCGTAAAATTTTCTTAGATTTTTCTTCATATTCAGGACCATCGATAATCACCAAACATTGTGTGTTTTTATGTGTTTGTGTTACAGCGCTTGCTACAGCGTCTGCTAAAAAATCTGCCCCAGTTGTGGGAATTACAATTAATGCGGAACTATCTGACATTGATAATTTTATAAATTTTATCTCAATTATGTCAAGCAGCCTGTTGAACTATTCGTTCAACTATAATTCGTTTTCCCACCTTTGTAAGAATAATATTTTTAGTGATTAATTGATTTCTGTTGTCCATGGTTGCAGATAGCAAACCATTTGCAAACTGTTCTACCTGACCAATACTGAATGTGTAAACTTCTTCTTGACCCAGCAGACGCAAAACAAGATTCTTCACACGAAGATAACTCAATTCTTTGATTTTTAGCCAGTCAAGAGAATTATCTGATAGTCGAACTGATTCAATATCCATGTCAGCCAACTGTGAAGTCAGATCCCATGCTTCTTCAATATGTTGAATACTGCGGATAGTATTAACATCTGCCACTCCAAATCTTTCTAAAATATCAGGCCAGATTTTATTACGAAGAAAGTTTCTGTCATACCGTAGGTCAAGATTACTGGGGTCCAAAATTCCAGTAATATTCTTTTCTTCTGCCCACATTTCAATAGTTGTTTTTGTAATTTTGAGCATGGGTCTGACAATTTTAATTTTACTATCATACCAACATGCACTGGTTTGTTGCATACTTTTAAGACCTCGAATGCCACTACCACGGAAAAGTTTTAGGAGAAATGTTTCACATTGATCGTTTGCATGATGGGCAAGAATAATTGTATCTGCTCCTGATGTACAAAATACCTGATATCGGGCTTTGCGAGCAGCATATTCAAGATTATTTCCCAAACCCGTGAGATCTACTTTGTGTGAGCGAATAGCAATACCCACTTTTTCACACTCTGCATGAACAAATTCCCTCCAGTGATGACTGTCTGAATGAATGCCATGATCAATATGAATGGCTTGAATATCACAGGAAAAATGTGATTTATTTTCTGCAAACCAGTGAAGAAGACAGATGCTGTCAATGCCTCCACTTACACCAATAACACATTTATTACTGAATTTCAACAGATTTTTAATTTCAACAAGATCAAGCAGTTCCATGTAAATCTCCTGCTTGTAATTTAAAGGTTTTTATAAATCTTGTCAATCAAATTCAATAACTGTGCTTGTCTTTTTCAGCATCTACAAATTTTTTTAGTCTTTCTGCTGCACGATCAAATGCCAGCAGTTGGCTCATACCCCAATGTAGCGGTGATGGTAAATTATCCAAATCACACCAGGTGTACTCTGCACTTTCCCAGTTAAGAGTTGGCTTAAATTCTTTGTCAACTGTGGCAGCATAGGTGTAGAATTTAAATCTTGGGGCATGTGTTTCATTTGTGTATATCAGTTGTAGTGGGTTATCTTCTAACACAAATCCAATTTCTTCCTGTACTTCTCTGCGTGCAGCCTGTTCTGGAGTTTCACCAGGATCAACAGAGCCTCCGGGTAAACTCCAAGTAAGGGCAACAGGAACAAGTTCACTGCGTAAAATCAACAGAAATCTATCTGTTGACCTGCAGAATATCAAACATCCTGCTCCTTGTTTTGTTCGTATTTTCAAGTCTTGGGCTTTCATTGCAATATTTATCGCTCTATTTTTGGCAGTTTTTTCAGTGCTGCAACTTCTTGACGATAGATAGCACGAATTTTTTGCGGATCATTTAGAATGATGTTGTAGTCTGCAATAGTTGTAGTCAAATCGTCAATGTTCTTCAGTGTCTTATCATATGAATCTCTCGCCCACCGATAACTTGGTAGTGCTGAAATCCTGTCAATTTGATCATGATCTACGTCAATTTTGGCACATATTGATCGAATTTTTTCTACAACTTCTGCAGCCGTTTGTGCACGAGGAAGCCATGCTGGCAATCCCTTATCATAACACTGTTTTAGTGCTAGATTCCAGTTAAGTTGATAAGTGGCATCACGGATTAATTTTTGATATCTTACTGTGTAAAATCCAACTCGCCATTCAACAAAGTCTCTGATAAGAGATTCTGTAGAATCATATTGCCTGACGTTGTTGCCATCCCAGTCTAACACAACCAAACGCTGTGTAGTTTTACTGTTTAGTTTTAGAAATTCCAATGCTTTGGCCTCTGTCCAGCCAGTGATGGAACCTCGTTTAAATCTTACTTCTACATGTATATCTTTGGTGCTGCGATCAACATATGTTTGGATTTTTTCTTCATCTTCTAGTTTATTCAGTTTTGCTTTAAATTTTTCCAAACTTATATCTGGTGGTAGTTCTGTTACAATAATACTACTGCCATCTATTGTTGCTTTGCCTTTAAATTCATAGGCATTATCACCAATTCCTCTCACAGAACAGCCCAAGTATTCATAACAGGGCAGCAAATCAGGCAGAGTTTTCTTGTTGTCAATTGCAGCCAGTGTGGCATCAATTAAACTTGTTAGACTATGTGGTAGAATTTCTGTGCTCCAACCAACAGCAATACCACTGACACCATTTAGTAAAACTATAGGTATAAGTGGTAAAAAATGCTTTGGTTCCAACACGCTTCCATCATAATTTTCTTTCAGTGGTACAATGTCGTAATCTTGATAGACCAATGCGTCTGTATAAGAGTTTTTCTTTACATAGGTATAACGAGGAGCACCCCAGTCATCTGGTCCAACACGAGTTCCAAATGCTCCCACACCTGATAACAAAGGAACATTATTACAATATGGAGCAGCCATCAGGGATATTGTATCACATGCTGCCGCATCGCCATGTACGTAAATATTTTCTGATATCATGCGACCAGCCAGAGAAATAGTTTTGATTTTTTCGTTTTGTGTTTTCATCACAAACAATACTTTGCGTTGCGAGTCTTTTAGTCCATCGCTGGCACTGGGTATCCCTCGCTTTTGGCAAACATAAATGGAGTACTCTCTGCTGCTGTCTTTTATAAAGTTGGTTGTATTGTTCATTGTATATAACTCGTTGTTGTTGTTTTCATTCAGATGTTAATTTATCATGCCATGAAATTTAATCTCATAAAACTACCCAAGTCATGTAAAACAGACTCTTATCATGTTCTTTTTCAAAGAAAAATATCCCTACTCCACTTGGCGACACCAAATGCCCCCAAGGCTCTTGTCCCATATCAGGCATTTGGCAACCGTTCCACATCCACACAGTATCTTCGCAATGTTGTTCTATCCATTGCCGAAGTTTATACCGATTGATGTTGTCCAACGTTTCAGCAGACAGGTTAATGCCTGCAGATATGTCTGGTGCCAGCCACTTTGTATGGTCAAGTGATGTACAATATACAAATTTACCCATGATTAATCCAATCCTACCCAATGTTTTCTATCATCTGCTCGTGATTCATTAAAAATCAAATCCAATGCTTCTGCAAGATTGCCATCATCTGTCAATGGAATCAAGCGAGGATTTGTCAAACTGTGTACCCAGTCTATTTCCTCTAAACTTCCCAAACCTTTGGCTCTAGTAGGTTTCGGAGCACCTCGCCAATCTTCTGGATTATAATTTTGATAATCATCAGCATACCAATAGTATCTTTTTTTGCCTTTTTCCTGAATTATAAAAGGAGTTTGAAACACGTAAAAAACTGCTGGTAATTTTGGATCAAACAATTCTGGCCAATGTAGATAAAAGAAATTCACTAATAATGCCGTGATATTTGCACCATCTGGATCTTGGTCAGCAGCCAGATAGATTTTTCCATATCGCATTTCTTTTCTATCTGCTGGTTGTCCAAGACCAACACCAACAGCAGTCATGATATCTGCTATAATTTGATTTTCAATAACGGTTTTTGGTGATTCACCGCGAACATTAAGTATCTTTCCCCGAAGAGGTAAAGCCCCATGAATTTCTGGATCTCGCACTGCTGCTACCATGCTTTTAGCACTGTCCCCCTCACAAATCAACAGAATACAATTGCTGCGATTTCTAGCATTTGCATCTAGAAGTTTGGGAATTTTAGTTCGCAACAGTTTTCTATTCTTTTTGGCAATATCTGCGTCATCTTTCTTTTGAGTACGGGCAGCACAGCGAGCATAGATATTTTCAATCCAAGATTTATTGTTGCGGATTATATTTTTGAATGTGTTTTCATCATCCATACTTGCTCGGATGTATTTGTCCACTTCATCATTTATCAATCTAGTCTTGGATTGACTGTCAAAGTTGGGAGCATGCATGGTAGTGGTATTGTATATTAGCATACCCTCAGCAATGTCACTTCTGTTGGGCATCAAACCTCTGCGCTTACTCTCACGTTCCAGGGCTTTTAACATGCCACTGAAAAACAATCGTTTAAATGTATCAATATGTTGTCCACCGTTGAAGGCTGGTATGTCATTAACAGTGCTATGTAAAAACTCACCTTCTGTAGCAAAATCAGGAAGTAGATAGTATGTACTTGAAAAATTATCCTGACTAATAGAAATTATCACAGGGGTTTGATTTGGGAACAGTGTCTTATCTACGCTCTTGCCAATTGTGATTTTTTCGCCATTGAAAGTAAATCGAATTTTTGGATGATTTGCTGCCACTTCAAATATTCTGGCACGGACAAATTCGATTGGAATACTGGCGCGTGGAAATACAACAGAACTTAAAGTGAATTTTGTTTCAGTTCCAGATTTAGCAGAACTTTTGACGATATGAGGTTCACTGATGTCTAATTCTGGGAGTAAATCTGAACCTTCTCTAAATGTCTGTTGAAATCTTTTACCATCTCGCCTAATATCCACTGAGAATTCTTTAGAACAGGAAACAACAACACTGCTGCCAATACCATTTGTTCCACGAACTTCTTCACGCTTGCCAAAGTTTCTACCTGCCCTGCTTTGTGTTAGCGCAATTGTTGCCTTGTGCATACGTTCATTTTCGTCCCAGTCAATGGGAATGCCTCTACCATCATCAGCAACACCAAAAGTAAGAGTATCTGGATCATATGAGATATCAATTTTTGTTCCGTGTCCGTGCCCAACGACTTCATCAAGACTGTTATCAAAAATTTCTCTAAATGCACAATAAGCTGCAGGAGTCCAAGAAACTTCTTGTGCTGCTAATTTTTTACCATCCCAGTTTATCACAGTCTGCGTGTGAATATTTCTGCTGCCTAGATACATCTCTGTTCGTAGTCGGTGGTGTTGAAAATCAGTGAGTTTTACAATTTCTTCAGTGGATTTTTTGGTCATTTGCTTTATCTGTAGGGTTGTTTAATGTACTACTATGGTAAATTTTAAGCATTATTGTCAAGGTTGTAAAAAAATAGAGGGTGCATTACCCTCTATTTTTATAATTTTACGTTTTACTTATTAGATATATAGAATTTTATTTTTATCAGAAGTTCTAACGCACAGATGGCGTTGACTCTGACGCCATTATTATAGAAAATTAACAATCAACAATTTTATTTAGTTTTTTACAATATAGTCTTGATTAAGTGAAATAATATAGAGCCCTTTAAGGTGGTGCTCATACCTATTTATTAAAATTTACGGCTTACAAAACTATTGAGTTCTGCAGCAAGTTTCATAATTTTTTCATCAGTGGGTGCATCTGGTAATTCTGGATACTGCAATGGTCCACCAGAACCAGCAACACGTTCGCTATAATAGCGAACATTTTCTTCAAATTGCCTTTCTTGTGTTTGACGTTTGGCATACCACTCCTCCATGAGGAGCTCTTTGGCCATTGCAAGTAAATCAAAGCGTAGTTGAAATGGACTATTATCCATGATATTTTCCTTTCTGTGTTTGTGTGTGTTGTGGCAAATTATGTGCCACATTTAAAAGATAATATATAGATTTGAAAAAGTCAAAATATACAGGTGAAATTGAGTCCGTTCTGTTTCTAGGTGGAACCCATACCCAATGAGGTTATGCCGCTAGGGCAGTTTCCTCAAATGCAACATTATCGTTGGCATTTATAGTTTTTGAACTGATTGTGAGTCGTATCTTACTCATTGCCTACCTCAACCCTTACCACAGCTGATCGAACCTAGTCACCCCCATCATAAGCACACAATACCAAAGTAAATTTACACGGAATACCAAAGTAAATTTACACGGAATACCAAAGTAAATTTATGCTCTTATGGTGGAGCGGGCGGGGCACTGCCCCCCGCGTCCAGTCAATTGTTCTTTTTCCTTCATACAATCATAAATAGTAGAGTAAGGTGTTAGCGGTAACTAACACCAACCCCGGGGTTACTCGGGACTGTCCTCTACTGTATTTATAAGGGTTACACACTATGTTTTATATTATATACAAAACAATCAATCTTGTCAACAATAAATTTTATATTGGCAAACATCGCCAAACTATTGATCCGTATCAATTTGACGGTTATTATGGATCCGGTTCCCAGATAATCAATGCTGTAAAAAAGTATGGCAAAGATAATTTCGTTAGGGAAACTTTGTTTGTGTTTGAAAATGAATCTGAATGTTTGCTCAAAGAAGAAGAAACAGTAGCACCGCACCTGGGTAAATCATATTGTTATAATATGCGGTCAGGTGGTATAGGTGGGTTTGAACACATAAATTCTATACCAAAAGAAGATAGACCAAATATTAAGGCATATCGTCAAAAAGTTGATTCAGGTGAGATTGTAGTAGGCGGAACTCAAAATTGGACCGAAGAAACTTACAATAAAGTTAGGCAAACAGGTTGGTCTAAATTAGTAGAAATGGGATTGTTAAATCCTAATACTTGGGAAAATCTAACGGAAGATCAAAGAAAAGAAAGATCCGAAAACTTATCTAAAAAAGTTTCTGGTAGCAACAATGGTTCTTATGGAACAAAGTTCTACTACAACCTAACAACAAAAGAAAAGAAGCGATTCGGACCCAAAGATGTTATTCCCAACGGATGGGTAAGTTCTGTAGATTATTTTGAATCAAAGAAAAAGACCCACTGGTATAACAACGGGTCTAAAAGTTATTTGTTAAAAATAGGTGATCCTAAAATTCAGCAGTTGGGGCTGGTCAAAGGAAGATTGTAATACCTTTGTCGAACCAAAGTCCAGGATTAGTTAAACATTTCCTAATCCAACTCTACTATAACCCAACTTGGATTTAATCTCTTTACGGTCCCGATTCTTCTCTGGTTTCCACGCCCGTGGATCGACAGTTTCACCAGTTAGTTCATAACGAAAGTCTGGATCGTAAACCATATATCCCAGTTTGTTCCATTTGATTACTCCGTTGTCAAATAGAAAGATACAACCACGACACATACAAAAACTGGCACCATTATCGCTCATCACATTACCATTGACCGTGCCCGCATACTTGACTACATTGCCCTGGTGCATTTCTCTAAGTGCTTGGTAATAATCAATCATTCTTCGACTCCAAACACAAACTTGATACGGTTGGCAACTACCTTACCATCATATCGTGTGTCGTTAGCAACATCTAAACATTCATTGATGATTAGTTCTGCGAATTTTTCTAAACGGATCTTATCCCATTCTTGAATTTTGAATCCATCTTTGGGATCAAATTGATATATCTTATCAGCAGATAAGTTAGCCTGTTCGGTAAGTTGTTTTATCTTCTGTTCGTTCATAGTGGTCTTTGCGGTGTTCTACCCTTGCGTCCAGAACACTTTTTTCTCTGCTTCATACAGCAATAACTTCAATTGTACAATATTTACCGTACAATGTCAACTTTAATTTGGAACTAGTACGATTTTGGTTGTATTAGTCTGTGGATCAATCATTTGTTGCCAATGGTATCCCGCTGGAGGAGCCTGAACATATGGCTGTGGCTGTGTATAGATTACAGGTGGTTGTTGAACAATGACTGGGGATGGTTCGTAATAGTGCGGACGACTTAACTCGTATCCAATTACTCCGCCAATCAATGCTGGTGCTACCCAATTACATCCGTAGCATCCTCCACGATATCCTCTAAATCCTTCATGTGCCTGTACAGTACAAGCACCCATTCCAGCACCAATTAATAAAAATGATAACAATAACTTTTTCATAATAAATCTCCAAAAATGGATTAATCATTGACGGAATCCAAAAAGCATGAACGGGATCCGCCAGATGCTGAAACATGCCTTTGAGATTGTGTAATATGGGCTCACCTTTCATTTCAATGCGTCCTGCATTAATATGAAATTTCAACTTTCTTCCAATGGAATCTGCAAATTGGACAGCACAAATTGCTTGAAGTAAATGATTTTTAAGGGGGCGTATGGCTCCAAAACATGATATATTAATATATTCATTGCTGGGATTGAACTTTTTATATTTGTATTCCTGCGGATAAAAGTTGGGCATGTAAATGATACGTTGGGCTGTTTCTGCATTAGACCACCCATATACTTGTTGTAGATAAAACCGTGTCTCATCCATCATGCGGGGTGCATTAACACCTATTATGATATTGGGAAATCGTGCATAATCGCCAATCCAATCCATGGCAATACCTTCACTGGCAATAAAAGGCATTTCGCTGTGCAGACGTATAATCCAAGTTACGTTTGGATGCAGTTTTGATAAGATTTCAAATTTACTAGGTACCACCCAAAGTGCTTCAATGACCACATGTGTAGGTTGGTATGCACGTACTTCTCTATCAATGCAGTTGTTGTCAATGGCAACAAACATTTTGCTTTCAACACCAGCACGGCAAATGTGTGCTTGATACGTTTGTCAATTTCGCACAGTTGTTCTTCTACCATTTCCATGTCAGTTTGCATGGTATCGTGCTCCGTTGTTGCGTGCTAATATTAGCAGATATTTTACAGTTGTCAACCAGCAATATTTTGCGCTAGATACTGTTGACGAGCCCACTTGTCCAGTTCTCGGATTTCCTGATTGTATTCTTCATCAGTGATTGCACCCTTGAGCAGCTGGCTATCCAAGCTGTTCATGTGACGCTCAACAACCTGTTCAATTTGATCTTCAGTCATAGTCATTGCAGTGTGCTCCGTTGTTGTCTGTGTATATTAGTTGAATTTGCGCTGTTGTCAACCGAAAACATAGTGCAAGCTGATTACCAGCATGTAGATCATGCCCGACAGCACAACAGCCATGGCTATGCCGCGGGCAGCATTGAGATCGTCGTTAGGCAGCCTCCTGCAAAGTGCCATCGTTGTGTGTGAAAATGCCTTCCATTTCCAGCCACATGTCCAGCTCTGGATAAGTACCGCGAGCACATTCGATGCCTGCAGCCCATGCAGCATTGCGAGACATCTCTTGCCGCACAATGACACTTTGATTGTCCCAGTATTCGCGCGTCATACCCGATGCAGCAAACCCCAGCTCTTCGTGTGCAATTTCCACAGGCTCTGTGCTGGCACTAGCAGCTGCTAGATCTGCAGTTTTACGCTGTTTGGCAGTGTTGCTGCTGGGCACGCTGGCAGGCACTGAATCGCCCTGCGACAACAGCCATGCTTGAGCAGCAGGTGCAGACATGGGCTGGGGCAAGTCAAACAACTTCACTTCTGTGCAGCCTGCTTTGATTAAAATCTTGCTGCGAGCAGCAGCAGTGCCGTTGGCAAGACGCAGAGTCTTTTTGCCATTTTGCACACTGGTCCCCGCAACGGTGTAGGTACGATCACTCATTGATAGCTCCTTGCTTGCAGAATCATTATAGCACGATGTTTGAAATGGTCAATGGTTTTTACAACTCGTCGTAGAGCAATTCTTCTTCAGCTTCAAACTGCCACACTGGCACATATTCACCGTCATTGGCAAAGTAAGCAACTTCGATGACGTTGTAGCCACCTGTGTCGCGACGGCAGTATTTCTTTGCCCACGCAACAGATTGATCGCGGCTGTTGCAGCTGTAAAGCTCTTGCTCGTTGACATAGCCATAATCGCCATAAACAATATATTTCATGTTTTGCTCCTTGTTTGCAAGTGCATAATAGCACCAACACCTGCAGTGTCAACCAAAATCACACAGCCACAGCAAACTTGGCATGCCAGCTGCTGAGGAAATCTTTGCCCACGTCCAAGCTGACATATTTGCTGCCCTGCATGCCGTGTTCGCTGTAGCCAACATCGCTGCCGTCCAGCCCTATGCTGGTGAGGAACTCGCACAGTTCAGTTTCGAACTGGCTGTCAGTGTAGATCAGTCCCAGCTTGTTGACATTCCAGCTGGCAGTGTCAAAGTATACTCGCAGCTCGCCAAACTCAGCGTTGTCAGATTCATAGCTGACAAACAGTCCTTTGACAGTGACAGCACGTGCCGCACGGCTCCAGTAGCCGTCACCGCAGGTGTATAACACAGTATTAACGTTGATCATTGTCTTGCTCCTTGCTGGCTGGTGCATAATAGCACCAGCACCTGCAGTGTCAACCGAAAATCAGCAGTCGGGATCGAAGGATTCCCACTCCTGGGCCTCGCCCACATCCGGCTCGTCCCACTCTTGCTCGTTGTAGTATTCCTCGCAGGTGACAGCACTGTCGAAGTCATCGAAGGTTTCATCACGCTCCCAGCGTGCTTCGTATGCAGCATCAGCGTCAATGAAATAGTTGTTTTCCATGTTGCTTGCTCCTTGCTTGCAGACACATAATAACAGGTCTTGGCTCGATGTCAACCAGTTATTGTATGCCGTTGAATGCTGTCCACTTGAGTCCCAACTGCTTGGCAGCCCATCTGCCCACCGCTGCACCCATCTTCTGTGGCACTTTGAGGTGCTTGTAACGGGCAGCGACAGTCAGTAGATCTTGCTCGAGCCGGGGCAGCGGCACGCCACATTGTTCCATGCAGCTGCGATGCCATGCGTTGTAACAAGGCAGTATCTGCTCAGCTGCTGCCAGCTTTTCGCTATTACTAGTAGCACCCATGTTGCTTGCTCCGTTTCAACATCTGCACTATAACACGGCTGCAGCTTGTGTCAACCTTTTTCCATCTTACCCCAGCTGACGCTGCTGACATTCAACAGCAACATTTATATTTATAAAGGTATTTTAAACAAAAGTCAAGCGTAGGTTTCTGCTGGCTTGCCATGGCTACTGTGTTTTAGACTATCATCGCTGTCAAAAATTTTAAAATTATCGCATTCGTAATTTTGTGCAAACTCTAGAGAAGCCTCAAATGTAGAAAACACATGGTCAAAGTATTTCAGAACTCCATTTACCCAATGATGTGTTCGTACTCTGTGAAAATCATCTGACATTTAATTTCTCCCAACCGCTGTTATTTATCCTGAAAATAATTCAACCAAATTTTTCGTGTTTGGTTTGTGTAGGCAGTCAAACTATATTGATTTGTCATCACATTTAATTCTGGGAACCGCCAGACTCTTTTTAGTTTTTTTATAATATCAGTTCTTTCTACTGGATTTGCACAGAACCATCGAATAGCCCAGGGCATTTCTCGGCTGGTAACAACAGGCACTCCTTGACTTAAATGATCAGCAGCAACTATATTGAATGTTTCAGATATACTTGCCTGCATGCCAATATCCATTTCAGCACAAATCTCTAAAAACTTATCGCGAGGAGTCCATTCATGACTGACCAATTGGTGTCCTTTGTCTGCCAAGTGCTGGAACATTCCTTTCAGATTATTAAGTATTGGCTCACCTTTCATTTCAATGCGTCCACTGTTTATGTGAAATCTGCATTTTCTACCCAGTGACTCGGCAAATTCTACTGCACAAATAGCTTGTAATAGGTGATTTTTAAGTGGTCGTATTGCACCAAAACAACTTATATTTAAATATTCGTTATCTGGATTAAATGTTTTAGTTTTATAATCTTGTGGATAAAAATTTGGCATGTATATAACACGCCGGTCTAACTCATCCTCTGTCCAATCATATACTGTTTGAAGAAACGTTTTTGTTTCCTCCATCATTCGTGGTGCATTGACTCCTATGATAATATTTTTAAATCTGGCATAATCACCCAGCCAATCCATGGCTATACCTTCACTTGCAATAAAAGGCATTTCACTGTGCAGTCGTATTATCCAAGTTACAGTGGGGTGCAGTTTTGATAAAACATCAAATTTAGTGGGTACAACCCAAAGTGCTTCTATAATTACGTGTGTTGGTTTGTAGGCGCGAACTTCTCTGTCAATACAATTATTATCAACAGCCACAAACATTTTGCTTTCTACACCTGCTTCCTGAAGCATAGTGTCCATGAATTTTACACTGTTAAACAGACCAGTGCTTATACCAACATGATTATGAATTTTTTGATTATAATCTGGGCGTCTTTTTAGAATGAAAAGTATTCGTGCCATAATTTCCCTGTGATTTAAAACTATATTTAATAGTATTCAGGGTAAATTTTTTGCATGTAGAATAAAAAATAGGGACTATTCAGTCCCTATTTTGTCGTGAATTTCAGTTAGATTTTGCTGCAGGATCTTTTTGACTGCCATGTTGAGGAGCAGGTTTTGTCTCAGTCTTTGTGGTAGTGACACCGGCAGGTTTAACAGCAGCATGATCTACTGGCTTTACAACTGGTGTCTTTGCAGGTGATGTAACTGTGGGTTTCTTATCAACTGACTTGTCCTGTGCCATGCTGGCAGTTGCAAATCCTGCCACGCCAGTTGCAAACGATAGTCCAAAAAATGCCAACATTAACTTTTTCATTTGTCTCTCCTATAATGAAGGAATGATCTCCTTCAGATATTATTAAGCAGTAGAATTTTGTTTTTTACTAGGTTTAATTAAGGTAAAATTATGGTTTTTTTATATTTTTTACTGAAAAACCGCGTGCCCAAAGAACACGCGGTGATTAAATTGTAAGCAGTTGATAACGATGATATCCACTGCGAGCGTAAAATGAATTAGGTAATTAGCCCACCACCAGAAGGTATGGTAAGTCCAGTTGTTTGAGCAATGTAACCCTTGGATGCGTCAGAATTTGATTTTAAAGTACAGATAATTTGGCTATGATTTATAGTATAGTTACTCGTTGGGTCTGCACCAAGCATCCAAAATGGAGCCATAGAAATTCCTGGCCGACCTGTGTTAGGATCTTGCCCCAATACCATTAATAATGGCTTGGTAACTGTAATTGTTTTATCATCAACAAAAACGCATTTGCCAATAATTTCATCACCGTTTGTCAGTTTAATACTAACTATGTCATCAACTCCATATGAATTTTTTATACTTAACATGATAATCTCCTTGGGTTATATTATATAAAATATAGAGAGCAATAATCAACTGTTAAGATGCTGGAAATGATGGTAATGGACGGCCAGGATCATCCCAGGCTCTGCCAATATACTTAAAGGAATTTATTTGAAATCCACCTAGGTTGACATCCCCAGGTGTGTTGCCTTGATTGCCTCCAAGACATTTATACCATCCATTACCTGGATAACTCCAGAGAAAGGTGACATGGCTACCAGAACTTGTATTGCCATGTGATCCAACAACAGCCACATCGCCTTGCCGCCATTTACTGGGATCTCGTATGTCTATAGATTGTCCGTAATTAATATAAGATGGTGCAGATGCACTACAATATCCACTTTGAGCCCCAACTACATATTTCAATCCACTTATTTTCAGCATCCAACCCATAAAAGCAGCACACCAAAAACTATGTCCAGATGGAAAAACACTGCCAGCACCGATACCAACTGTGGCTAGCATTTTTTGAATATTTTGATTAGATGCACCACCACGCCAAGCACCGCCTCTTGCCTCTGCTAAAACCCTGTTCATATTGCCTATGAAGGCTGCATAACCTCCTTGACCAACAGCAGCTGCATCCACTGCAGTGGTTTGTGCTCCATTCATCTGTCCTGGTAGAGCATCTGGGCCTGGTGCAGTTGCTTCAGCAATTGCACCTGGAGTTCCTGCTGGTACATAAGTATGATTGCCGTCAGCATCTATGATATAATATGTAGTATTTTGTTCGCTAGTTGCAAAAGATATTTGCTCTTGCGTGAGATTATATTTGGGACTTGGTATAGTTGGCAAGGAATGTAAGGCACTAGGTTGTGGTACAGCAGGTTGCCATAGTGCAACAGGAACTTGATTTACATACACACTTGGACTATACCAAACATCTTGTCCCAGATATGACGGCGGATTTAATGGCAAATAATATCTCCAGATATTTTATTTAGTTTTTCACCGCGCAAGCCTGTTGCGTCTTTAGACCAACAGTAGTTCACTTGGAGTTTTCAGCAAAATATTCAGATAATTCTGTATATCCTCCAATATGCTGACCATCCAACCAAATTTGTGGAACTGTTTCTGCAGTAGGAAGTCTTGTAAGCAAAACATCTTTGGTGATAAACTGCTGATTAGACGCAATGTTGGATTCGTTTATACCAGCACTTATAATATATTCTTGATAGGGAATTCCTTTTTCATTAAGCAGAGCCTTGGCTCGGGTACAGAAAGGACAAATTGTTTTTGTATAAATTTCCGCTTGCATTTTATATCTCCTATTGTTTGTGTCTTCTATGTATTATCTCGCCGTTTGATGTTTTGTCAATCCAAACGCTGTCATCTGGTGGAACTTTCCCTGCATGTTGATAATGCCATGCCCAGCGTGTGTAGTAATTTACCGTTGGAATTTTGCAATGAATTCTAGATAATTTTGATTGCTTGATTGCTTCCCAAAAATTTCTGTCACTCCACAGCCGATATTCCGCCTGTACAATCCAATAAGGTAGCAGGTAAAAGGTATTTTTGCCCAGGAATAAACAGTTGGTATCACAAAAAGTTTCACCGTTACTTTCAGTTGTATCAGTGTAAAGGATTTCTCCGTCTAATGAGCAAATGTTGCGTGTTGCCGTTACTAAATCATGTCCATTCAGTAACGGAACTAACGTTTTTATATGATCTGGTTCATAAGTATTATCTGCGTCTAAAAATGATACAACATCATAACCTTGACTAAAGGCAGAGATGGCACCTATTACTCTTGGGGTTGCACCAGCATCTCGATGTGACTGTGATAAAATTATGTGTTGTGTTTTGTTCCAATGCTGTATTAGAGGATGAGGGTCTCCATCAGCAATCATAAAATGTTGAACAGTGTCATGATTTTGTGATAAAACAGAATCATGACACCTATTCAGTGTCTCTGCGTCTTCTCGGTAATATGGAGTAACTACAGCGATTTTAAACATCAGGCAATTGATCGTAATTTAGATCTGCTGACAAAACTCCAATTACATAATTGGTTGATTCATTTTCTTGCAGAGCAGTTTGCTTTTTGCTGGGATTGGCATGTTTGTTAAACCATGGAATAGGAGTTGTTCGTGGTGCAGAACCTTTATATTTGATTCCAATATCTTTTAGTGCCGCTGATGCTGTAAAATCCACAAAATCTTTTAAAATCGCTGCGTTCAATCCAATCACAGGGCCTTTTATAAACAGATAGTCAGCCCAGGATTTTTCTTCCTGTATCACACTATTATACATGGCATATACTTCATCTTCACATTCCCGTTTAGCCTGTGCAAAACGTGTGTCTTCTTTTACTACTTGATTGATCATCCAGGCTGTCCACTCTTTGTGCAAAAGTTCATCTTGAAGGATAAGGCTGATAATATTACCATTACCGATGAAAATTCTATTTTCAACCATGGCCAAGCTTGTTGCAAAACTAACCATGAACCTGAAAGCTTCGAGTGCATAACTGGCATTCAATGCCAACCAAATAGCCTTGATATGCTCGTATTCATCAACTGGTATTCCCAGTTCTTTTTTACAATTTACAACATGTAAATCATTGTAATATTTACCAATATTTGCAGCCATATCAACGATTTCCTGGGTATCATGTATTGTGTTGAATACATCTTTTGGAACGTTATAGATATTTTGAATAATATGACTGTAACTTTTACTGTGAATATTAGTTTCAAAAGCACTCCAAATAGATACAAGTGCTTCGATTTCGGGCAGGCTTAGTACAGGTGAGAATACCTGTATTGGAGCGCGTCCTTGAAGACTGTCAAGTGCAGTCTGTCGTAGAAGATTACTGGTAAAAATATGTTTTACAGCCTCGCTGGCATTTTTGAAATCAGAGGCATCTTTGGTGAGAGAGATTTCTTCTGGAACCCAGAAAAATCCACGTTGCTCCTGTTCATATTTGGCAATTTTTGGGTACCTATACTCCTCGAATCTTTGTACGGTTACTGGACCAGCAGGGTCCAAAAACATCTTTCTGTTAAGATAATCCGTTTGTTTTGACAAATCATATTGTTGATTACTCATTATTCTTTTTCCTTGCGTGATATTCTTTCATTTTCATACTGTGATGGGCGTTCTGCTCTGGGGTTCTGCCAGGACGATTTTTATACGACTCCCTAAGATTTTTTTTATGTTCTTCTGTGCGAACTCTCCCAATTAATGGATGAATCGGTTTAACATAAGCAGGAATACTATCACTGTATTCATATCTCAATTGTTTACCTTTACAATATGAAAATCTACCTTCCGCCGTATACTTAACATTCGATGGGTTTGTATTCAGGTGTTCGGCACAATCGGATATAGTCCTAAATTCCTTATAAAATGATCCGTCTAAATTATATGCATACACTTTGACACCAACAGATTCAATCATTGATTTTTTTACAGCCAATGAAATTAGTTTCTTTTTTTCAGTTGTATGAGTTTTACCTAACATCCCACGTGGATGTCCATTTTTTTGAATCCAGTTCTTAGTTTGTTCTGACATAACCAACGCACATTGCCTTCTCAACCATCCAAAAAGTTTGTTATTGACCCTGACATCGGTGTGATGAACTGTCATAAGTTGTGTTGCGTAAATCAAATCTCTATTTCCTGGATACATTTTTATTAATAACTGATGTGCCAAAAAGTGTTCTTCAGGAGTCAATATAGCAATGTTACTTGGTTCATCTGTTCCACCTAAGCATTTGGGGACTATGTGATGTTTTTCCACATATCCCTCAAGTATTCTGGTTTTACTTCTTTCTATAAGTTTTTCGTAGTGTTTTTTGTAGTTCATAACTTTATTTATTCACTAAATAATAGTAGTTATTATTATTTAGTGAATATACTACAATTTACAGGAGTCGCAGGATTCCTCGTCATAATCGTCCGGCTGTATAGTTTGAGTTTGTACACTATGTTTGGATAAATCCTGTTTTACTCCCTGCTTTGAAATTAGGCTATAATATAGTCCCTTTCCGCCCCATTTCATAAAATTCATCAAATTCTTTGCAATCAGAGTTGTAGGAATTTTTCCATCCGGAAAATGAGCAGGATTATAGAATGTATTCGTGCTGATACTCTGATCAACATATGCCTGTATCACAGCAGCGGTCTTGAGATAATCCACACAATCTGTTTGGTCCCACATTAATTGATAGCGAGATTTCAGACGGTTATATTCTGGTACTACTTGTACCAGAGAACCTGCCTTGCTTTCTTTTGTTGTGATCAAACTCATTGGCATCTCGATACCGTTAGTAGAGTTAATAACCACGGAACTACTTTCTACTGGTGCCACTGCCATGAGAGTTGCATTTCTTACTCCGTATTTCTTCATCTGTTCGCGTAGTGGTTCCCAGTCTAGTTCTGGAGTGAAATCTGCTAGTTCATTTACACCGGCATTTCTGCGTTCCCAGGGAAAAATTCCCTGTCCATAATATGTTTTATCGCTGTGAAGACATTTACCGCGTTCTTGTGCAAGTTCAACGGTTGCTTCTGTTAGGTAATATGCACAGTGTTCTTGCCATGATTTAACTTCTGCCAATGCTTCTGGTGTTCCGTAACGAAGTCCTCTTTTTGCATGCCAATAGGCAAGGTTTGTGATTCCTATTCCAATAGGTCTGATTTCATCATTGCTCAACTTACTTTGAATACTCAAAAAGTCTTGATAATCTAGAATGTTGTTGAGACTGCGAAGAAGGATTCTGCAAGCCCTACGCATGTCCTCTGGATTTCTAAATGCACCCCAATTCACTGATCCAAGAGTACACAGAGCTATTTTTGGTACTTCACGAGTGCATTCTTTTTTAATTATTTTCATTTTTTTAATTCCATTTCATATAAATACTATTTATACAGCATAAGGTACACAATGCATAAAATTAACACAAATTCCATTTATTGGTCTAGATATACTAAATTTATTAATACCAGACAAACGAGAATCATACCACCAAATTCTATGGTAGAACTTCATCATATTGTCCCCAAATGTGCAGGCGGCGACGATTCTGTTTCTAATTTGATCGAACTTACTGTACGAGAACATTTTATTGCACACTGGATGCTTTCTAAAGTTGGAATCGACGATGTGTGGTATAAACTTCGTTTTGCTTTTGGTTGTATGAGTGTTTATAGCAAGTCTAATTCTTATAGAAATTTTCTCACATCTAGACAATTTGAAATTTCTAAAAAAATCAGAAAAGAAACTTTTAAGATGTGGAATGACCTCAATCCTTCTAAAGCCAAAGGAACATCTTGGTATGTCGACGAAGATGGTGTTAGATATAGATGTCATCCAGATTCTCCTAAAATAAAAGAATTTAACTTAAAAATGCAGGCCCCTGGAAAAGGTAAAAAATGGTATACAGATGGTAATAAATTTTTTATGTTATTTGAAACTGATCCGGTGATTTTATCATTAAATCTGCAACCTGGCTGCCCAATTAAAGGGGTGGAAAAACAATATTCAGTTGAAACTTTAAAAAGTTTATCTGAGGATCGGGCGGGCAGATTTTGGTTCAACGACGGAAAACAGTCATATAAACTAAAATTAAACGACGTTAAAATAAAAGATTTAGGTCTTTCTGTTGGAAGACTTATATCACCAGACGGCTTAGAGCGAATTAAAAGCGGTGCCGCGTGGAAAAGAACTCCCGAAGATAATTTGAAAAATTCACTCAGGCAACAATCAAAAATGAGATTCAATGACGGCGTTAGAAATTTCACATTAGATCCAGATGATCTATTAATTTCGCAACTATCATTAATTCCGGGTGTCATATTAACACAGGAAGGCAGGGAAAAAATATCATTATGTGCTAAAAACAAAGATACCTCATATATTGTTGGAAAAAAATGGTTTAATGACGGCATAAAAAACTACAGATTGTTTGAAGACGAAGGATTAAAAATGGGATTGGTAAGAGGGAAATTGTACACCTCTAAACCAAAAGGTCTTTAATATCGTCGTCATCGGTTAATTCTCTCACCTTCTTTTTTTCGCCGTTTGATAATAGAACTTTATGCTGTCCAGGTAATGTTATTTCTTGACCATTATCTAATGTTAGTTTGAATTCGCCTTCATCGTCTAGACTATTGAATGGTTTTGTGGGAAGTAGAATTTCTAGACATAAATTACTTTGATAAATTGTATGGATATTTGTGTCAAATGGTCCTTGACGCTGAACATTGTCAATATAAACCAGATATATTCTGCCAGTATCGGTTCGCTCCTTGAGAATTCCGCCTCTAAACACTTCTTCTGCACTCATTGTTTTGGTACTTAGATCACGTCTTTGTTCGTATTTTACATAAAGTTTTTCAAACAAATCTATGTCTTGATAAAATGCTTCATAAAGATCTGGAACTTCATTGGGATCAAAGAAGGTGATATTCTCTTTATTTTTAAATCTACGCCAGAAAAAAGCAGATAAAACCACACCATAATCCATATGACGTACTCGTGTTTCTTCAGTCCCTTGATTATTTTTAAGAACTATAAGATCATCAAATTGATGATGCCATATCGGATAAAAAATTGTCGCACTATTGTGGGCTAATAATAATTTATCTGGTTCTATCCCTGCATAATAATTTTCATGTTCATCAATGCTAAAATCGGCATATTGAGTTGATACGTTAGGAGAAGTTACTTCTTTAACTTTATCTTTTTTGTTGATAATAGACACTACATAATCTGCCGTAGTAATATCACCACCCTTTACATATTTGATTTTTCCAAATTCATTGATTGCAGTAGGATGTGTGTCGCTCGTGATTAATTTAGCATCCGATGTTGATGTAATTTTTACTTGGTGTTCATGTGGAACTATCGGTCTCATGACATTTAATACTTTACGATATACATCCGTTTGTGTTTCAATATCACAAGATAGTACCAAATCTCCCAATTTTACTTCATCAATTTTAACTCTGTTCGATAAAAATTTCATTTATTCTGTCCTTCAAGTCGGATGATATTTCTTTGTCGTCTAATATTGTTTTATAACCAAGAACCTCTTCGATTGCAACAATACAATATTGACCTTTTCTGCAATTTTCTTTTTTTGGTATTAGTTGTAAATTTTGATAACTTCCTATAATTAATGGATGTATCTTGTTGACAAATCCGCCATATTTGGAAAATTTGTGATCAACAGCGTATCCATTCTTACCATAAATTATACCTAATTTGTTTTTTTCCGGATCGATGATATTTCCATATACAGCAATCGATATTTTGGTAGCTGTTCTTACTGCATCACAATAACTGTCGTAATTATCATAACTAAATTTCTTCAAAACAGGCCCGTGTTCTGTCCGACTATTTTTAAACCAACGAATTAATTTTGCCTCGTGTTTAACAGTAGATGCCCGAGATAAAAAAGTTTCTTGACGATTTTTAATTTTAGATTGGTATTCATTCCATTTGTCTTTGCCGATTGTTTCTCCAAACCTCGTTATATATGATTCCAATGAAGGGAGACGACCTATATCAGACCTATATTGTTGTGCTCGTATTTCAGCATCTTCTAACGAATACCCTTTAGATACCCAGTGATTTGAATTTGACGGGGTTGTTTTTTGTTTTTTTCGTGTTTTTCGTTTTTCATTAATTAAAAGAACTGCTTCTTCTTCAGTTTTACCCCGAGATATATAATATTCAATTGACCACGGGCTATTTTTTGCCCTATCTTTTCGAAGGTTTTTGTCGATTTTGTTAAACTCTTCGCCACACTTGAATTCTTTGAGATACTCATTTAAATTCATTCTGTTATGTCTCATAGTCAGATGTCGTTGTAACTGGCTCACGTTAGCCGAGCAAATTTTGCAAATATGCATCTCTTTCATCATCACTTCCCATATAGGCTAAAATAGTTAGCACATCAGTTATATTTATCACTTTGTCATCTTTTTTAATTATGTCACCTTGATAATAATTTTTGCCGTTAAATTCAAATCCAGTTAATTTGTCTACATATGAGTCTATGTGTACACATGCGTTCCTGATTCC